TCCAGTTTTATCGTCTATGCCAAGAATAACAGGATTTTCTGGACTGTAGGTATATTCTATATCTTTGTAAGTGTACTTGTACATTTTTATCCTTAATAAGTCGTGTGTTTGTAATACCAATCGGCAGGTTGATATGAAGATGAACTGCCAAATAACTGAAAATTCACATACATAATGTTGCCTGTACTTGCTATGTGTCTAAATTCAAAATAATGAGCAGATTCGCTTGAATCCCAACCATGACTGTTAAACTCGAAATGACTGCTAGTGCTTCCTTGATTTTCTGTATTACTTAAAACATTTTGATACTGAGTGCTACTATTGTAAGAATGTGACCATCTATAAAGCCTAAAGCCACTAGCATTAGCATTAGAATAAGTAGAGCTAAGAATACATTGTCCTGCTGCCCACAAAGAAGTTTGAGCTAAGTACAACCTGACTGCAAGATTGCTAGTGCCATTAGGAAATTGAACACGAAAGGGTATATCAAATATTGAACTAATACTAGATTTTTGAGTTATTGCATTTTGTGTAGAACTTGCTGAACCGGGATGTGCAGTTTGAGCATCCTCAGAAGCACGAAAATGACCTTTTACATCTAACTGAGCGCTTGGTAAGTTACTAGCGCTTGATCCTCCAATACGAATAAGTCCACCTTGTGACATATCAATTCTCATGGCTTCTACAGTAGCGCCTCCATCATCTCCTTTGAAAACAATATCTGCATCTTGTGTTTGATTAAAAAGTTCTGTATCTGTAGGGCTTGTAAGAATATGAAATCTTGCTGTGCCACCATCATTTATTTTTACATCTCCACCATCAGCATCAAGAATTATATCCCCTGCTACATCAAGTGTAAGATCACCACTAGATAAATCAATCTCTGTACCATCTATAGTTATATTGTCAACCTTTACACCAGCATTTGCAGTGATTGCACCCTCAAATGAACCACCATCTGCTTTACTTACAGTGTCTGAAATACTAAAAGCATCAAAAACTATTATTTCTACGAGATCATCAACTGACGCTCCTTGAGCTAAAACAATAGCTGTGCCACTTGTAGATGTATAGTCTGCATCACCTAACTTTACACCATTTTGATATACATCAACAAAGTTACTATCTGTGTAACTTAATGTTGCACCCTCTGATCCTGCACCACTAAAACTTGTTTGCCCAGCAGTGGCAGTGTAAGTGTGCTTTCTTCTAACTCCAAATTGTGGGCTGACTCCTATGTACGGCATAAATTATCTCCTTAACTCGGCTTTTTAGGAAAATTTACATGAGTTTTAGTTTTTGTATCAAACTTCATTTTTTCTTGCACTTTTTCTACAGAATCCAAGCCTTTTGTAATATCTCTTAATTCTTGTCTATAAGTTTTCCAAGCATCACTCATTGTTACATCTGAGTTACCCATATAATCTGTTTCAACTAACATATCATTTCTTATTTGTCTTAACCAATTAAGCTCTCTATCCAATGCTCCATCTGCCCATGCCTTTTCTTCTGCATCTCTTTCAGCTTCTTCTGCGTCAGTAAGTTCAACTTCAATACCATTAACATTTTTCATTCTATTAGCCATCATTTAACTCCAAACAATTTAAATGTGCCACTTGTAATATTACCACTTCTAAAGTTAAACTTAACGCCATCTACAGTAATACTGCTATCCTCTCTTGCACCCACAGTTTCTGTCTGTATATAATAACTATTAGCTCCGAAAGCATAATATGTTGATTTAAAAGTAGTTCTTGATGCTGCACCTATATTAGAAACAGTAACAAACGCATGAAGACCACCTGATGCTGCACTACTACTTATTTGTTGGTCTGCATTACCTGCAAAATCATTAAAATATTGAACTTGTGTACTTGTTGAGCTTCCATTAGAATACCATCTCCAACTTACTAAATTATAAGAACTATTGCCATGATACGAACTTCCACCATCAGAAGTTAGTTTCATATCCATATATGTTTGATTTGTAGCAGGAATAGCAGTATCAATAGTAAATTCATATCTCTTATAAGTATTGTCAAAAACAACACCACTTGAACCATCAATAAACTCAACGGAAGCTGCATTTGATGGTGTAATGGTTTTTATCAAAACTCTTGTTTCAGGTGTACCACTTACAGTTCCAGTAAAAGCAAATGTATCTGCTAAGTTTATTCCCTCTGCTTGTACTTTTGTTAATGCCATTATTTACTCTCCGATACCTTTAGATCTATTATCTTCAACATTTTTTGCAGTATCCACAACTTTTAAAGTGTATGCTTGTGTTACTTGTGCATCAGTACCAACAGCTAATGCAATAGAATTTTCATTACAATGTGCAACTAATTTTGCAATAATTTCTTCTTGAGCTACTCTAGCTCGATTGTGTATTGCATTATCACACCAATCTTGAACTGAATAAGCTGAATACTCTAGACATTTTTTTTGAGTGTCTGTTAATTTAATTGTAATATCTGCCATTCATTTTTCTCCTAATTAAGCTACTAAAAACCCTGAAAAAGCCGTATAAAGATTTGAGGTATCTGCATACACTCCCCCACTTTGCACATAAATTTGAGCGTAATCATTTGCATTAAGATAAATAGCAGAAGAACCAGAAAGATGTGGATAAGTATTACCATTTGCATTATTTTCATACGCAACCATTATATAATTTGATCCATTTACATTAAGGTTTACTGATGCAGTAGTAGTACCTACAGCACCTGTCGCTTGTACATATCCAAAACCAACAAAATTAAATTGATAAAATCCAGCTACTGGGGCAGTAAATCTACCAGTAGTAGTGCTGTAATGACTACCTTGATTTACACCTACTGTTTGAAATTTTATAACTTGCCCAGCCTCCCATGTATTAGTTTGGTTTCCAGCACTACTTCTAACTTGAAAATGAGGTTGAAGTGGTTTAGTCATGCGACCACTAGAGTCAATTTTCATAGCATTAGTTGCGGCAGTCCATATACCAAATGAATCATCATTGTGGTCATAAACCATTTGACCTCTATAAGCAGAAGTTCCAGTGCCATCAGCAAAAAATATACCACTTGCATGAGTGGTGTTTGTGTTTGCTATGGTAACTCCACCATTATCTCCTGCTCCTACGACTAAGTCTGTGGCATAATATCCACTAGGGGTAGCAGTATTAATTCCAACACTGTCATTGGCAGTATCTACTTTTAATGTATCTGTATCTACAGTTACATCACCAGTAAACGTACCTGTTGATGCACTTAACGCACCATTATTTGGATGACTTACTGTACCCACTGTTCTAAACAAATAATACACAAAGATGTTGTTACCAGAGTTATTTGATGGTGCAGCAGTAAATGTAAGTGTAGTTCCATTGCTTACTGCGTATGCTACAGAAGGCTCTTGTATAACGCCATCCACAGATACAAGTATGTCTTCATCAGACCCTACTGAGTGTTCTAGTGTAAATTCAGTTGTAGAACCATCACCAGAGAACTGTGTGGCTGCTTTACTTGCTACAAACCTATTACCTGCTGTATTACCTAGATAGGGCATTATGTGATCTCCATGTAACTCATGGTCACTGATAGTTTATCTGCAACAGAACAATCTATCTTTACTATATCTCCTACATTCAAAACTATCTTATTTCCCGACATGATCTCTACTGATGACCCAACTGGCACTGGTATGTCCTTCACTATGTGAGCCGTGGTATTTTGTGTTTGAGATGTCTGTGTTGTTGTACTTACAAGTTGCACTGTTCCAGTAACTTGTGCTGTATGTACATTAGCCAGTGTCAATCCTAATACAATAATTGTGCTACCAGTTTGAACTGTATAAAGAGTTTCTGGCACTCCAGCAGTGGCTGGAGCAACATCTCTTGTAATTACTTTGAATGTATTTGCCATGTTATTATCCTAACGCTATTGCTAAAGCTGTAGCCTCATCTGCTGCTGCCGAAGCAGTTGTTGCACCTAAATCAGACAATACTTCAGAGGCACTTCTGCCTTCTATACTTGTACCATCAACTCTTAAAAAATCATTATCTGCTATACCACTTGTTGCAACTAATACATTACCATTAGATATACCAGTTGATAATGTGGCAGTTGTTGTTATTGCTGTACCATTCAGGGTCATTGCATCTGCTTCTAATGTGCCATCTATATCTGCATCTCCAGATATATCTAGCGACCCTGCATCAAGCTCACCTGTTAATGTAATATTTCTAAAAGACGATACATCTTTGTTTGCATCTACAGTAACAACTTTGCTTGCCACAACTGTTCCTACTGCCGCTCCTGTATCATTATAGTTTATTTCTGCTGTAGTTGCAGTTACGCCATCAAGTATATTTATTTCTGTTGCAGTTGATGTTACTGCTACATCTTCATTAATCTTTGGTGATGTTAGCGTTTTGTTTGTAAGAGTAGCTGTTGATGATGTTGATACTAGTCTGGCATCACCACCAGTGCTTGGTAATGTAAGAACATTGTTTGCACTCTCCGAATGTGGTGCCGCTATAATAGTTTGACCATGACTATTTGCTTCACAATTTAATACTATTTTACCTTGATTAGTATTACCTTTGATAACTACTTTACCAGTTCCATTAGGTGCAAGATTAATGTCGCCATTACTTGCTGTAGCTATATTAGCAGACCCAAGGGTCGCACCGTTAATTGTAGGAGTGGTTAAAGTTTTATTTGTTAATGTTTGTGTAATATCTACAGCAACCAAATCTTGAGTGCCACTATCTCCACTATCAGGTAACCTTAATGTGTTTGCTGCAGCCGCAGAGTGTGGTTGTGGTTGTAATGTTTGATAATGAGCATTTGAAACCTCACAATACATTCTTAAAGATGCTGGTGATCCACTATTAGATTTAAAATCTATTACACCACCTAAAACTGTTAAGTCATCTCCGATAGATAAATCACCCGGTGTACTGCCATTGGCATCTAAAAACACTGACTTAGATGCAGGTATTGTACAAAATATTGTTTTTGTACCAGAACTAAAGTTAACTGCATTATCACTATTTGAACTGCTTATAACTGTTGTTCTGGCTAGTGTTGAAGAGTCACTATTAAGTGTTCCTAAACCAACTTCAAACTCTGCTGATCCCGGAAGAGTAACCGCATAGTATGTTGTATTAGAATTACCAACACCAGCACCAAAAGTTTCAAACCCTGTGACTGCACCAGCTAAAGTAAATGTGCCAGTACCAGTTGTGGTTGTAGTTTCTTTTACTCTGTCGTTTAATACTAATGCCATTATTTTAGCTCTATTGTTAAGTTACCTGCATTAATTCTAAATATATCACCACTTGCTATCGCTTTACTTGCATCTAATGCACCAACAAATAATATGTTACCACTACTAGCTGCGTCTGCGATAAATACATGTGTTATTGTATTGTTTGTTCCGCCAGAGGCTGGAAACTCAATATTAGATGCGTTTATTGCTGTCTGTGTGTCTGTAGAATCAGATCCTATAGTTGTCCAACTGGAAGCACCTACTTGCTGTCTTGCATAGTTTGTAAAGGTTGCTTCTGTTAAAGAGCCAGTTTCTGCTGCGCTTACTGCGGTTGCAAGCCCTACATAAATACTGTCTCCCGGACTAGAAAAACTAAGGGAATTATTTTTAAATATAAAATGTAATAATCGTCTTTCTAAATAATTGGTTGCTGCGTTTGCTGTTGCCATTTTTTACTCCTATGTTCGCGGCCTTGACGGTAGACCAACTCTATACCCATCTGTATTCTCTCTAGCCTCTCCTAGATCTTTTAGTCGCTCCATGTACTGTAGATACAAATTATTGTAGTTTTGTACTACATCTTGTTCACCTTTCATAAAAGTATAAGCCTCTACAAGACATCCGTAAAGTAAAGCAAAAGGCGCGTTATTACTTATCCAAGTAGTACCACTATCAGATCCAGCCGTCAAACTAGTCGGACGGTAATAATAATGAAGCTCAATAGCATAATTACTGTTTGGTGTAGGGGCTACAATAAAATTATCTGTATCAAACCTAGCATAATATTTTGGTAATCCAGTTGTTGAAGCAGCTGGTGTATACTCTCTTAAATAATTTACATCTTTTTGTAGTAAAAAACTTTCTGAACCTGCTGTGGTTATTTGTAAAGAAAAGGATGCCAGATAATCACTGGGCACTGATAAAAAAGCATCAGACGATGTAAATGCACTCGTCACATTCTTTCTAAAAAGGTCAAGATCTACGCTTTTAAATATTTTTTCTTCTGCTGCTTTTATAAAGTTATTCAAGTTATTAACAAATACAGTTTCATTATTGTCTGTATAGTCTTGTATAGCTGTTTTTAAGGTAGCAAGTGTAAAGCTCATGGTGTCACCGTAACGGGTCCAGCTGTAGCATCATTGCCACCTCCAGACACGCCTCCTGTTGTAGCTGTACCACTTGATGCAGAAAAAGTATATGTATCTGTGGTAGCAACTGTTATTGAGTAACCGTCATTTTTATTCAAAACATCTGAAGTAAATCCGTCAAAACCTTTTGCCTTCTTAAACCTTACAGTATCACTTGTGCTTCTACCATGACTAGCTTCTGTAACTGTTATTACAGCTGATCCAGAAGATCCTGATAAAAAAGCATTTGGTTTTAGAAGTCTTTCAACAGGGTTCTCTGTTCTTGCAGGTCTTGCATTTCTTACAGCTTGTCCATCGACAGGCACATTAAAAGGACCAAGCTGAGGGTGTTTTCTCTCAAATTCATCTGGACCAACTAATGATCCATTCCATTCAAGTTTCATTTCTCTAAGTCTATATTCCATACCAGACCTATCTGATATGCCTTTTGCAAATTTACCTGTAGCAAACCTACCCATCAATTACTCCTAAAATACTGATATTCTGGTGTAACCGTAAAGCTGGATCTATCTCTGTCCTCACCCATTGCTCTTTCAAACTCTTCTTCATACACAACCTTTAACATTTGTGTAAGTTGTGGATTTTTTTTCATAGATAAATAATAAGCTAAACCAGCCGTCAAACATGGATAAAACCTAAAAGGTATTTCTAAAGTATTAACAGGAGCATCTGCATCTTGTATTCTTGTGAGCGCATCATATCGTATAACGTCTGTGCTGTTTTCAGGTGCAGGCCATATCTTTAAATTTGGTGTAATTTGTCTGTCTAGGAAAAACTGTGTGGTTCTTCCCGTACTTGTTTTGTTTGGTATTGCAAGATAACTATCACGACTTATTCTACTGATAGCAAAGTCTGTACCGTCTCTGCGAACAACCGCCGACAATATATCTATGACATCTGTGCCTAAAGAATATTCTGTGTCTGCCGCTGTAACTGTTTGAGTTCTTTGTTCAATAGTCCATTGATTTAAACCACGGTTAGCCCACTCAGCTAACATGATATTTAAAGATCTTCTGGCACTTGTCAGATCATAGCCTGTTCTTACTTCAAGGCCGCACCTCTCAAAAGCTTCCTCAATATATTCTGCTACGTCTAATTCAAAATCGGTTGATGAGGAAGTTGCCATATCTAATCCTTGTATAAATTATTAAACGTCACCTTTGGGTCCATATAACTATTATCACATTCTGCGTTATGAATCCACTGACTTGGTTTAAAATCAGGGGCTCCTTCTCCTGTTTCCCATAACGCAGGGCTTGTTGCACGAACCCTGTTATTAGGTAATGCTACTATATTTCCAGTCCATTTACCAGCATCAGTTAATTCTATGACATGACTTTGTTTATGTTGAGCCGGATCATCGGCTATGTCTGACTCCGTGTAATCAACTGTAAATAAATATTTCCCAGTGTAAAACTCTCCGTCTATCTTGCATTTCCAAGGACTTGAACTGGTCCTATCATACTTAATAACAGAATGATGATGTGAACTACAGTCCCAAGGTTGAACTAAATGAACAGGCATGGGTTCTGGCCACTCTTCCAAGGGTGTGTCCGCAACAAGAGCTGTAATAGGCATCCTTGCCCACATGGCGCCCCCGTTGATGTTTTGACTTTCATCAAAGTCTGACTCACAACCAGTAAATATCATTTGAAAACTTAAACATCTGTCAGGAACAGTCGTCACTGCAATAGCCATCGCATGTAAGTAGTCACCATGATGTTTTTCATGGTTGTGAGTATATTCTCTTCGCACCCAGCATTTAAAATGCGGGATGTTGCTTTGTAAGTAAGGCATAGATTAAGCTCTACCACCTCTTCTCATTTTTTTGATAGCTCCGCCTTTAGCAAAACCTTTTTTCTTCATGCCAGCTGCGCCGCCGCCCATCATCTTTTTAACGGCACCTCCCTTAGCATAACCCTTCTTTTTCATGCCAGCTGCGCCACCAGCCCTCATTTTTTTAACTGGTTTCTTTTTTGCAAAACCTTTTTTCTTCATAGCCATTTTTTTCTCCTTTTATGCACTAACTGCGCCTTTTGTTTTCTTTCTTCTATTTGCCATGACAACGCCACAACCTCTTGCTACAACTGTCCCTGAGCCTGTTTTACCTTTAAAAGGACGTTTAGCCTTTGTCTCTGGAACACGACCACCACTGCTCATCTTTGTGACCTTTGCGGCTGGTGTGTTTCCGACCACAGTCTTGCCTTTTGCACCTGCTTTTTTCTTTTTCCTAGCAGTAGAGGCTCGCTGTGATTGTGTTAAACTATTTGCTTTTGCTCTAGGTAAACATCTGTCAGGATTCTTTTTATCCTTTGATGTCCCACATTTTCCCTTGATTTTCCCATCAGTTCCTATACGAACCCAATCTTGTTTTACCCAGTCTTTAAGAGCGCCCATTATTTTTTACCTTTTGCACCTTTAGCATAGTTTGGATCTTTACAATATTTTGATGCTGCCATGTTTGCATAAGCTGATGGATATGTATCAAAAGTCCTTTTAGCCCAAGCTTTACCTGCTGGACAAATCTTACTGCCCTTACTTTTAGCCGCTCCACCTTTTTTAAAGTATGTGACCTTTGGCTTAGATGGTTTGGGTCCAGTTCTAACTGCTGATCTCATGCTTGCCTCGCTTTCCTTATTTGTTCTTTACCTTTTTTAAATATACTGGCAACCTCTGTTTTACCCATAACTTTGGCTCTTTGTTCACCAACTGTCAAGATTTGGATTTTTCTTGCAAAAGGTTTTTTAATTTTTTTAACTTTAGCTACCGTTGCCCTAGCATCTGCCGGAGTTGCAAACTTTATACTCACCGTGTCTTTAGGGTTCTCATCCGTATATAAACGTCTACCAGAACCCTTTGGCTTTTTACCCGTTCCTTTTTTTGGATCTTTTCCGTTTCCCATTTTTTAACAACCCTGATAATATTTTAGATTGACCTGCGTGAGCCTTAGATGCTTTTTTTAATTTATTTGCAACTGTTTTAATTTTGCGTTTTGCTTTAAGTCCAAGTGCTGACATTAATCACTGATCCCTATAAATATTGAAATTATACCAACAAGCTGTAATACAGCTCCTAATATTATAGCCCATATGCGAGCATCAATTTTGTCTATCTGTTTTTGTAAATGACTTAAATGATTAGTTTCAAGACGATCCATAGTGTCTTCTAAAACAGCTAATCTCTTATCTAATTCATGCAAAAGGTCTTTTTCTTTCTTAGTAGCCATCAACACTTCCACCTTTTTCTAGCCTGTCTTAGTCTACTATTAGGATTAGCGGCGGCCTTTGGAAACTTTTTCATTTGACCGGCACTCCTAGCACAAAAAGACTTTCTTCTCTTGGCATCTTTACTGCCTTTTTTAACTTTGCCTGTAACAGCAGTTTTAAGTTTACTACCGGGGTTAGCACGACGATATGCTTTAACTCCAGCTTCAGTCATTCCCGCCCCAGATTTAGTAGGGCGGAAGTTTTTTTTGTTGCGCGGCGGCATTTTTGATTTACGCCTAGACACGGATCACCTAGTTAAAGAAAAAAGTTACAGCTGTTATATTTGTTAATGTTCCAACAAATATATCGCTAACTTTAATCCCTTCAGCAGGGATGTTAACAGAGTGTGTATCAGAAGCATTAAAATCTAAATCTAAGACCGTAGCACCTCCGCTACCATCTGTAACGGTTAGTCTTGGAGTGCCTGATGCCGTTTTGAGCTGTATCTGTCTAATACGGGCGGGACCAACAGCGAGCGAACCCGTGCCAGTAATCCGTTTCGTTCTTACGTCAGAACCTGCCATTTAAGCCTCCTATTATTGGTCAGCAAAAGCTGGAGCGTCTTCAGAAACTACGTTACCCCAAATGTAGTAGTTTGTGCTATCTTTACCTACTATATTTATTTCCATGCTACCAAAATCAGTTAAGGTTAATTTTGAATTACTACTTCCATTTGCATAAACACTCACATTGTCTGCGTTTGTGTCTAAATGCTGTACGTTACCTAAGAAAAAATTAGAGTTGCCCGGAGTAACAATAATTAAATTTTCTGCTTCCTCCGCTGCACCTGCGTAGATAAATTTAAAAGAAGCTCCTGCAACTGGCGCTGGCAATGTTATTGTTCTATTAGACGCTAGTGCTGGAACTGCAAGTACTCTTCCGCTATGTGTTGCGTTATCAAGAGTTTTATCCTCATCACCTAATGCAACGGGTGCATCACCCATAGTAATAACTTCTGTAATTGCTCCAGTGGATGCGTTTTTACTTATAGTTTTAATGGTGCTTTCTGATCTTATAGGACCTGAAAAAGTTGTATTAGCCATATCAATCTCCTTGTCTTGGCAAATGTCAGAGTTAATTCTCTGTCAAGGTGGTTTTAGTATACATAAAAAAAACGAGGACAGCAAGCACTGTCCTCGTTTTATGCTAAATGCAAAGTTGTTTATGCACCCGGAGTTGCAAATATACATCTCCAGTCTGAAACACCAAAGCTGTATCTCTCTCTAGCTTTGAATCTCATGTTACCTGTGTCAAAGTCGCCTTCCATCGCGGTCTTGATAGGTGAACGGTTGAAGTATTTAAAACCGTTTGGAGCATCTGTCTTAATGAAGAACGCATCTGTGTCAGTTAAGAAATGGTTTACAACTGCCCCTTCAGGTAGCATACCCATGTTCTTAATTGCGTTCGCATCATTGTCAGAAGTTCCAACTCTTAAATTACTGTTTAACACTCTTTCAGCAGTAAACTGTAATTCTTTTGGAATTATTAACTTCATGCCTCTTACAGCGATCTTCAAGCCTCTTTCATCCTTGAAACCTGCAATATCAATCAATGCCTGCTCTAATGATGTCTCATTCAAGTCAGAAGCCACAGATAAGATGTTGCTCTGGTTACCATTGATAGTTGGGTGTGAAGCAGACGCTAATGCAGCACCATCGCCGATAGCACTTGATGTACTGAAAGCATTATTCAAAATGGCAGCAGCTTTGATTTGCTTTGTTTGTGCCATTGATCTAGCTAACGCTTTTGTATATCTACTCGCAAGTCTGTCATAAAGATTATCTTCGATAGCTTCTTCTGTGATTGAGAAAGCTAAGGCAATAGTCTCATGTGTGTATCTTGCGGTAAATGTTTCTTGTGCATCGTCAAAGCTCACAGCTCCACCTTCTGATTTAGTTGGTGCAGTTGAGAAGCCTGCTAACATCACTTCTTCTTCAAACGCTCTATCTGATGATTCTTCTTCAAAAATCTCAGCATGTTCGTTTTCATACCTGTCGTATTCAAGCCCAAATAAGGCGTTTAGACCGGGCTCTAGCTCTTTCGCTAGTTGTGCTCTTGATATAGCCATACTCTACTCTCCTTATATACCAGCATTGTCTGCTGTGTTAACAGCAGCTGCAAAGCCTGAGTTAAAGTGTCCTAGAAGACGAACAATATACTGATGACCCAATGCTGAGTAATCTGTGTTACCTTCATCCTCGTACAACCCTACGATTCTGACATCCAAAGTACCTGTCGTTGCAGCTGTTGAAATGTCAAGCATATCGGTGGATTGACCAGTATTGGTGCTTCCATTGTTCACGCTTGCCATACTAGCATTTGCAAAAACGTCTGCTAAGGCTGTCGCTCTATTTGTGTTTGTTCCATCTGCAACAACAGTGAAGAGTTGCATTGGATTGTCATATACAAACGCCTTAATAGGGAAGTTTGTATCAACACTGACATTGTTGGATCCCGGCCAAAAGTTTTTAAATGTTGTCTTCTTTGTGCCTGAGTCGACATATTCAACACCGTAAAAAACTCCTAACGGGCTGACCGCTTGGTCGGTTATGTCTATGACACCCGCCGCAGTAGGTATAACGATGCCACCTTGATAAATAGCATTTGTATTGTTTGACGCAATTTCATACTGTGTTGCACCAGTAGTGTTAGCGGCATTACCTGTTAAACCTATTGGACGTAAACCATAGCCACCTGATAAATTATTAGCCATTTAAGTCTCCGATTAAGATTAAAAGTTAAGATTTTTTCCCTCCGAAACTTACGCGAGACTGACGATCTGGTCTACTAATTGTCATAGTAGAGTGAGCATTTTCTCTCATCATATCCTGATCCACGGCTTCCATTTGATCTGCACTTCTAGCAGCGAAGTATGCAGTTCTTTCGGCTACTGTTTCTTCAGGTATACGAGCGAGAACTAATCCACCGACTCCAAAAACTCCTTCATATTTACCTTGATCGACTACAGGTGCTTCAAAATCTGGATATTCATCTTTTCTTACGAGTTCCCAACCTTCTCGTAATTTAGCTGAAACATTCTTGGTATCATTGAAACCTCTTGTTTCTGCTCTTATCCAGCGATGCTTGTAGCCATCAGGGGCTGGTGGTGCGTCTAACATAGACGGTGGAGCCCACGGTTTTCTTGCAGCTGTCTTTTCTCTTGTGTTTGATGATCTAGGAGATCTCGAAATAGTCTTATCAAACATTTCCTTTTGGTTTTCCATATCAATTACTCCTTCACATATTTTGCGTACTCTTCGAGAGGAACGCCAAGTTTTTTCGCAAGTGCAACCTGCCTATTGGTAAGTTTTACTTGCCTCTTCCCACTACTGCGTCCAGTTGCATTCGTGGAGCGTGATGCAGAAGCAACATTTTGGACGACTTTTTTGCTCTGCGCTCCGTTAGCAAACTTATGAGGGAACTCTTCTCCCATACGTTTGTCTAATTCAGTATAGTATTCATCACTCTTAGGGTCAATACCTTCTTGCTCAACAAGATCTTTATGTATCCCAAAAGCTGCATATGTCATGGCACTATCGTTGCCAAACCATTCATTTTTCTGTGCCCATGCCTGTGCCTTCGCATCAGGCTCCGGTGGGGGCTGTACCGGCTGACGAGTAGGTTGAGGTGCTGGAGCAGCTGTTTGTGCCTCAGCAGCCTTATTTCGCTGCTCATTGGCTGCTTTTGCCTGTGCAGCTCTGTCAGCCTCTACTGCAAGCCTTGTCATTTCTTTCTGTGCAGCTACAGCAGCTTCTGTATCGCCTACTTCCATAGCAGCTCTAAGGTTTTGTTCCGTTTGTGCCAACTGGGACTCTACGCGACCTGAATATTGGTCAACGTAGTTTGTATCCATTTGGTTAAGTTTTTGAGCTAACTGTTTGTTTTCTTCTTCTTTTTGTTTTGCGAAACGGAGCGCTTCTTCTGCGTTTTTCTCGGCCTCCCGCATTTTTTTGGTGAGACGGTTGATTCTTTTTGTAGTTTGGTTTTCTGCTTTTTTAAACTCGTCTTCAGTTTGCTGATCCTCTGTAACAGGCTCAACTTGAACATCTTCAGTTTCAGCTTTATCTTCGACAGTAACTTCAACATCTTGTCCCTCGTCTTCTAGTTGTAAATCTAATTCTTCTTGTTTTTCTTTTGCTTCTGCCATTTTTATCCTCTAGTAGTGTAAAACGTCTTCCGGGTCCAATATCTTGGCTAAAATCTCATCATCGTTCAAAATTCTTACTTCTCCGCCATCAATCCTAAAACGAGAACCAGAATATCTGGCAAACATAACCCAATCTTTTTCCCCGCACCACGGTCCTGACGGAAACTTTGTTTCATCTTTGTAAGCCAAAGGCCCAGCTTTCAACACATAACCAACTTGTGTAGACACCTGACCTTCTTCAACTAACTTGTCCGGCAGTAATATACCACCCTCTGTCTTACCTTTACCCCTGTATGGCAGTATAAGAAGCCTCCAGCCCGTTGGAGAGGGCATACGGTCTAATAATGTACTGCTAATTAAAGAGGGGTCTAGGACGCGATCCTTGGGATCTACATAGGTTTCTTCCAAACCATTCTCAGTCATCATCTACCTCTTGTCTATTTAATAAATCTTTTATTTCGTTTTCAACGTATTCTAATGCTTCCATCTCGCCCATCATCTGTCTGTAATGCTCCATACTTTTGATCGAGTTATGTCTCAAAACATTTTCGACAATGTTTCTTCTTTCATTTATAACGCGAAAAACAGCTTCTGCAAGATAAATCTCACTTTTTGCCATAAAAACCTCATATACTCTTATTCTGTCTTATAATCTCTCATACTTTCGCACATTGGGCAGACATAATCAACAAATTTCATCATGCCTACGAACGGTATTGGCTCTTCTACCTCTCTTGGCACAAAAGCCATCTTGTGTATGTAACAGATTTCTACTTTAGACTTTTCTTGTTGTTCGTTTTGCTTGTCTAAAGTTTTTTGCTGTGGGTGCACCTTTAGCTCCTTTTTTTCTCATCTTCTCGCCGCTGCCAGCTGCTATTCTTTTTCTTTTCTTATGTATGTTTGCATATAAACTCATGGCATGTATCCTTAAATGTCTAAATAAGTCTTGTGTTATTTCGTAAGCCCTTTTTGCTTTTCATATGTCCTGAGTCCCCCGATCCCAAGCATGCCGCCGAGAACCGTTAAAAGTGTACCCATATCAAATTCAGGAAGCTCTGGTAGTTCTGCACCTGCAAAACTAGCACCGAATATTATTAAATCTTTTACGATAAAATGATAGGCAAAAGCAATCGCGCAGACCCACCCAACTGCTGGACGCCAGCCGCCCTTGAATATAGAGCCACTTGCCGCTTCTGCTTTGTTTATCTCTAACTGAGCAAGCAGAGCCTCCTGCGCATGTTTTTCAGACATGGTGGCTATCTCGTGTGCGAGCTTCGCCTTTTGATCTGCATCAGGTATAAATTTATCTAGCAGTCCTGTTACTGGACCTATTAACGCTTGTAACATTACTTACCTCCTCTGTTCATAAAAGCCGAAGCTCCCATGTAAGCAGCAACAATCCCGCCGCCAGTGATATAAAAAAGATTACTAATATCGGAAAGTGCCTTAACTCTTTCGAGATCGACAAAGAACATCGCACCAGTAAATAAAGCCATAGCAACCAAACTAGCAGTAGCCATACGTCTCTGTGCCCTTTGTTTTCGTAAATCATGCTCCAGTTTTTTTATCTCTGCTACATGACTTAGTTCTTCGTCAGAGACAATACCATCGCCATCTTCGTCGTATTCCGCATATATAGATTGTTTTTGTAGTTTTTTCTGCATCAGTACACTTTTACCTTATCAGGATTGACACTTGGAACTAATTTACAAATACACTCGTATGTAACACTTTGACCCACCTCATTCTTGTACTCCTGCTTACTTAAAAATTTTGTGTAGTAAGTACAATCATTAACAGACTTAAAATACACGCCACCTTGAGCTACTCCGTTCATGTAACAAGCAAGCATAAAGGCTGTCACTACACCAAGTCTTTGTAATAGTTAGGATCGCCGCGAACCAGCTCTACTGCGCCACCACCAGCCATCTTGATAGGCTTGACCTTATCACCATGACCCTGCTGTATTAAGAACTGCTCAAAACTCATGGTATCAGAAGCCGGACCGTCAAAAAACTCTTCTCTTAACTCTTTCTCAGTCCTTTTGTCACCTTTTTTAGCCATCACTGACCTCCTTTTTGTTGTTTCATTACTTCACGCCTCTCAGCTGCGTTGATCCTTGCAGCAGTCTGCTTCTCCTGACTTGCAAGCCTCTTATCAAACTGCTCATCTCTTTGTTGTACTTTCTGTTGCTCCAGACCCAGTTTAGCTCTGTCAATCTCTGCGTCGTTCTGCTCACCCTGTGCTCTGACCTGTAGCTCCTTCTCCTTGAGCTGTACCAACGGATCTGGTCCGGGAGCCGTGAGCTGTCCGCTTAGTTGCTTAAGTTGTGCCATGCCTTCGGCTATCAGTTGTGCAATCCTCGCTTCTAACTCTAAACTCTGCATTTCCTGCATAGGCTGACCGCCTGTAGCTGCCATCATTTCCTGCATAGCACGCTCCTTGGCACCAATCCTTACATGCTCCATAATATGTTTCTGTAATGCCACAGCTATCTGGGGTGTTCCTGCAACAAGCGGTGTTGATCCAAAAACCATATGGGACATAATATGCGCTTCATGTTCCTGACCTTCAAAAGCAACCAGCTGTATCTGGTCTAACGCATCTATGTTCTCCTGAGCCGGGTCTTTCGGGGTAGGCTCAGGCTCAGGAGTTCTTTTCAATATTCTGTCAATATCTCTTACACCTAAAGCCTCATACATATCCCTGAACACTTCGTACATGTTGTGCATGTCAGGTGCCGCTGTCGCAAGCTGCATCTTGGTCTGAGCCAAAGATATTCTCTGCGCCTGACTAAATATGTTAGGATTAGATACAGGCACCACATCAACCATCTCGTCGAAGTCCTGCCTCTTGATCGTACCGTCTACACCCGTAATACTATATGGATACTCATCAGGTAAAAAGTCAGCCATCACCTTAGATAGCAACTTAAACTCTAACTTCATCGCATAATGCAGTCTCTTATGAACAGCTGACATGACCCGTGAGCCCTGTTCCAACATAGCAATAGTTGTACCTACCGCTGCCTGCTGATTGCCATCGCCCACCTTCATATCAGTAATGGTCGCGAATCGCCGTCCTGCATCAACTACAAAGCCCAACAACGCCATCAAAGTCTGATCTGGACCCTTAAATGGCAATGACATCAAGCTTGATCTTATGTCCCCGCCCGGTGCATCAACGTCTCTGAACTCACCCGGCTGTAGCGGCTCGTCGTCATCCCTGATCCGTAGGCCGCGGGCCTTGAAGCCAGCTGGTAGATTAGATAGCGTACCTGCATCAATCAGTTGTCTTAGTGCAGCAGTCGCGGTTCTTGATAAACCACCAATAGTATGTATTAGTCCCAGTCCATAGAACCCGAAGCCCGGTAGGAACTTATAGTGTACAAAATACTGTATCTTTTTCTTGTCTTCGTCATCTTCATCATAGTTCCTGCGAATTGACAGTATCTGCCCGTTATCCTGTGATATTGTAACTATATACGGTACCTTGATGCCTGTCGGCTCACCGTCGTCGCCCATCTCCTCAAAACCTTCAAGGTCAAGATCGACATGACACTCAAGTAAAGTACAGTCATAATCTACGTTTGATGGATACATACCATCAATACGCTCTAATTCTTCTTGCACAGAGTTACTGTCGCCCTGCGCCGGTATTACAGGTATGTCCCTGTAAAACCCTGATAGTTGTCTTTTACGCAAGTCATTCAAACTCATTTTGACTACATGAGTTATGTTAGGACATGTCTCTAAGTCAGATGTGCTGTACGGCACTATCAAGTTCTCTGCTGGTACAAACTTGCTTACAGCTCGCCCTAAGTTCTCATCATAGTAAACTTTCTTAAATGTGGACCCTGCAAGAGGCAAATAGAACAACATCTGGTCAAATTCTGGTGTGTATTCCTCCATAACAGAAGAAATGTAATAGTTCATAAACTCTTTTACACGCTGTGCCTGATCTTCTTTCTCAGGTGTGCTGGACCCTAAGACCTGTGTCCTGACTGGACCACCCGGTGGCAGCAGCTCATTGAAGGCTTGTGCTTGAAACTGCGTGGCTGATTCAGCGAGTAAAGGGTGCGTAACACCGCTTGCTCCTCTGAAGGGCTGTGCTCGCTCTTCGTAACTAAATCCCAACAACTCCAAACCATTAGCGAAAGCATCTTCCCACTCCTGTCTACCACTCTTGTTTTCTTCAAACTCACCTGTTAATTCACCAGAGATCCTGCCAAGCTCGGCATCTGATAGCTGTTCTGCTAAATTATCGCCAAACTCACCTGCTGGTCCACCTACGTTCGGATCAAAGTCCACAACCACACCGCCGTCATCTTCTAGTGTTACTTCTACTTCAGGGGAAGCTTCTAACATATCGTCGTTTATAGCCTCTGGCAGTTCTATATCTATTTCAGCTTGTAACTCACTTTGGTCCAGCTGCGATGGTACTTTGTCCATTATGCTTGCTATTGGTTCTCTTGCCATTTAGATCTCCTTTCAGGAACTATACCACGAATTTAATAAAAGGTTCAATACCTTGTGGTTTTCTGGTCATATTCACTGCTTTGTCTTTCATACTAACGACGCCGCCTTCTTCCATCATAAAGTCAGGATCGTCAAACTTATCAGGATCTTTCTTAGCAAACGGGCTTTGCAAAACCTTAGTGCTGCCTTTTGGTCTGTTTACAAGCATGACGTAGCTCAAATCACCCACACCTTCTACGGCATTTTCATAGGGTATGTGCGTAAAACCAAGTTCAGCTAACCCTTTTGAATGAGCTCTCATAAACTTTTTTACATCCTGTATGTCTATTTTTGGGTCCTCTCCCATGATGTCACTAGAGGAAATATACTCCCCTTTATGAATACTATACTGCTCTGCTTGGTAATCGTTTAATTCCATCTCTGTAAACGGTTTACCTGTTTTTGGGTTCAAAAAAGGTTTACTTAAATCTGCTTTTAAAGTCAGGGAGCCACCTAAAGTTTTTCTTGCTATAGGTCTGTTTGTTATAGGATCGTACCCTACGTTCCCGCTTACTTGTGGTAGTTTAAGTGTTGCTAAGACCTCATCTCTACTTTGACCTGTCTCTTGCATTGTATCTCTGATTTTTTTTCTCGTGCCCACACCATAAATTTCATCTAAAAACCTATCCTGAGCTGCTCTTGGTGTGGAACCAACATGCGGACCTAAATCAAAAAAAGATAATTTATCGGGGTCAAACTTACTAAAACCGGGATCCGTGTTGCGTGTAAAATGATATACAGGTGTATCTATTTTACTAAAGGCCAGAGCTGACTTAACAGATTTTCTTTGATCTCCGATACCCCTACCACCCGGTATCTCTGTTACATTCGCATCACCTGACGCAGCTCGTATTACGTCCTTATAGTTTTTTCCGCCCTGAACCACAACCTTGTCGTAACCCTCTAAGGTGTTCTTTATTCTGTCCATTTGGCCTGCGTCTTGTTTAAATTCACTTGCTCTGTTGGTATCCATCAACTGATCGTAATCTTTTATTTTAGTATCGGCTCTTATCAAACCATGCTTGGCTGACAAAATAGCTACGTCTACATTATCCGGCACACCCTGTTTCTTTAAACTTTGGAATACGGGCCCCAAGTAACGGTCAACTGCTTTCATGTCTCCAACGTCAGGACATTTGGTTGAGCTACAAGATAAAACAAGAAGCTGTCTGCCCTTTTTAGTTTCAGGTGCAAACAAGCTGCCTGATCCAAGACCTGCGTCGTCAGGGATTTTTGAAGCTGCCATGCCTAGCGCACCTTTTGGAACTGCCTTTGGAAGTAATTGAGATCCTAACAAACTTCCGCCCGTTACATTCATGGACGTATCAAAAGCTAACTGCTGTATATCTTGAGGAGTAAGTTCTCCACGCATAAGCGCACCAAACTTCATAATACCACTGTAAGCATCCTTCAATGCTGGAGGCATACCCATTTCAATATCGCTTAAACTTACCTCACCATAAGGAGTAGTTTTAGGAACAGTCATAGGTAAAAAAGCACCTATACCAGCTAAACCTCTTCTGTCTTGCCCTGTGGGCGGTAAAGCATCGCTAGGTTGAAAATCTTCTTCAGCCATTCACACCTCAATAATAAGCCCTTACCTGTGCTGACCCATCGCTCTCGTCCCAATCGTCGCTTGGTAGCTGTACAAAATTACCTTGACGATACCGCATGAGAGCCTGTGTCATGCTATCAACAAGGTCATCATACTCTCCATTTGGAAAAGCTGCAACCTCTTCTATCATTTCATCAGCAAAAGCCTCATCGGGGGCCCAAACCATGCCCGCTTCAAACAACGGAGACACCGAATGTACTCGTGATACCTTATCGTTGCCTTTACTCGGTGTAAAATTAACCACCGGTATGCCCATGTTCCGTAATTCGTGGGTCAAAGGCATACCAGAAGCCTTCGCTTCTATGATAACTGTTTCTGGGTCCCAATAATTATACTGATCTAGCGCTAACTCCTTCAGCTCTGGAAAGTCCCAGCGTCCTTTTTTACTATCAAGCAGTATCAAAGCCGGTGGTCCGCCCTGTTCTTCTGGATAAAACACGCCCCATGTCGTTATCGCACTGAAGTCAGCCGTTTCTCGTTTCGAGAAGGCCGTATCGTAGCTCTGAATGACGTATTGTAGGTTAGGAACGGCTGTTTTTTCCCATTTTTGCCACCATTCACGCTTAATTATAGCATTTTCTTCACCCGTGGGCCGTTGTTGGTACTGCGCGTTCCATTTACTAGGCGGTATCGACGCTTTCACCGCCGTTAAATCGTCCAAACTCCAATATTCTGGCCAACAGGGCTGTCCACTATCAAAAATAGCAGGCAGCTCCACTACTTCCCACTGGTCTGCAAGCTTATCTTTAGCCATAGAACGCATCAACTGACCCGTTAAATCCTTTTCTGACCACCTAGTCTGGACCAAAACGATACTGCCACCCGGCTGGAGCCTCTGTCGGGGGCCCCCAGTGTACCAATCCCACGCATCTTCAAAGCCGTTGTTACTCATCGCGGTCTGTTCCGAGTGCGGATCGTCAATAATAACAAGATCACCACCTCGACCAGCTAAGTTTGATCCAACACCGACCGCATAATACATGCCGCCCTTGTTCGTGTCCCATCTTCCAGACGCTTTACTGTCTGCTGCTAACTTTACATCAGGGAAAACTTCACGGAACTCTTCCGTGTCCAAAAGGTTTTTGACCTTACGACCAAAATTTACTGCCAGTTCTGTCGTGTGTGTCGCCTGAATAATCTTCATGTTTGGATTTTTGCCCATCATCCACGCCGGGAACAAAAAGGATGCGAACTCTGATTTAGTATGACGAGGTGCCATGTTGATGATTAGACGTTTCAGTTCTCCACGCGCCACCCGTTCTAACTTCTCAGCTATGATCTCGTGGTGCCTGCCCTGTATGAAGCTCGGCCAGATGGTTTTGACAAATGATAAAAACTGTTTTTGACAAGTTTCATTCTTCTCCAACTGCGCTAAACGTAGTTCGAGTTTTAAGCGTCTCTCGTCGTGTGATGTAACTTCCATATAGGGGCCCCTAACGTATCTTATTTTATGCGATTTATGGCTTATTATACTATAGTTAATCGCTATTTCAATTTTTATCTAATTGTTTGTGAAAAACTTGGCACTTGCCTGCGTACGCAACGCACGGCGTCGCCTGATTTTTTCGCTGATTTTCTCGATTCTTATTTTATTTTTTAACCTTTATTATCCAAGGATCCTAAGCAATTTTTTAAGCGTCGGCGTTCTTATCTCCTTCAGCTGGTGTTATGCTTTTCGGCGCTTGTTTCGTGGATCCCGGCGCCCGGATCACGGCGCATTAATAAAAAAGAGCAGCACTTGCTTCACGAATCATGTTTTGAGCGTCTGGAAACAGCTGACGTTTTTTAATGGGTAGTTTTTCCCGCTCCATATGTTTCGGCTATGTCTGGGCGTCTCATGGCGCCTTAATTAACTATTTAATACTAATTATCATTTAAACTGGTTACAGCTGTTTCTAGAGCGTTAAAAAAGAAAGTAAGGATAAAAAAAACGCCGTTAAAATAACGGCGCTTAATTCGTTTTATTTCGTGATTAAATTAGACCAAAGCAATCAATAAATAAAAACCAAATGTTAAAAGAGATAAGAAACAAAGTATTTCAATAAATAAATGAATCATTAATTTAAGACTCCGTTTTCAATCGGCGTATTCAAATATTTTGAATTGGTCGGGTAAGCTCCATCATAAAATTGAAGTTGTGATTCGCCTTTATGGAGTACAGCTCTTTTTATTAATTGCCCGTCAATATAAAATCTAAATTCTTTGTCGCCGTTTTCTAATTGTCGGTGAGTTGTGCAATGTTTCAAAAATAAATGACTATTTTTTGAACTGGTGCCGACTCTAACTTCTACCTCTCCAGTATTTTTTACGCCGTAACTTTTACAGCTGTTATAAATACAAGCTGTCACTATATTCCATATTGGATATTGCCTAGACATTTTTAAAACTCCTATAATGTTAAAATGTGATTTATCCCATATAATAATAAAAAACCCGTTAAAGTCAATTAACGGGTTTTCTACAGCTGTTTCCAGATAAGTTTATTTTTTTAAATTATCTTTTTTAACTTCGCTTTTTTCGTTTTCCTTTTTGTTAAAAAACTGCTCTTGAAAATGTTCATCAAAATTTATGACGTTTAAGCCTACCTGATTTAAATTGTTCATAAGCTGATCTAAATTTAATTTATCTTTTGGCATTGTCTGATTGCTCCTGTTGTTTAAATTTTTTACTAAACCATTTTCTCATCGGTGTATTACCTACGTTTGTTTTTAATCCTATAAACTTTTTCAATAAATCCATATCGGCAAGTATTGATTTAAATGTTTTTGGTTCATAATGATAAGGTGATCCATTAAACATTTCAGCTATAGAAATTCTATAAAAAACTTCCTTAATATTTTTCTCGGTAAAGTGTCCAATTTCAATAACCATAGTACAATAAATCATTTCTGTAACAATGTTATCAGGGACGCCTTCAAGATTACATTCTTTTAAATTATAATGTAATGCCATTGGTTTTTCTCCTATAAAGTTAATGTGATTTTTAATAAGTACAAAAAAAACCCGTTAAAGTCAATTAACGGGTCTTTTGTCAGCTTTTCCAGATAAGTTTATTTTTCGTTTTCATTATCGTGGGTTTTAAATATAAAAGTTTTAATGTCAGGCATTTCTTCAGCTCGTTCTTCCTGATAATGGAGGGCGTCCTCTTCAGTCATATAAAAGCCGTCCTGAGTAAATCCTTTATCAGATTTTAAATATAACCCATAACCCATTGGATTTTGCTCTAAGTAATGAGTTAAATGTTCATCAATGTCAGGATTATAAATTTCAATAATTTCAATCTCATCTCGGTCTACTAATTTATGTAGCCAATCTTTATATTGTTTACGATCAAAATTTTCTACTTTTTTAGCTTCTTCGAGGTCTACAAATATTAGACCTAAACTAATTTCCCATTGGGTAGGGTTTTTTTCATATGTTTTATATTGTCGTTTAATCATTTTATTTTGTCCTATATAGTTTGTGATATGGGATATTATGCATACTTTACCAAAAAAGAAAAGCCCCGTCTGGACGGGGCTTAAATCGGCGTTAATGTGTGGGTAGTTTTTAACTTGCCATTGCTACCCTATTCCAGTCGGTTTTACCTAAGTTTAAAACTTTTCCTCCTAGTCGTTGCCAAAAATCAACATTGTCAGGATCGGAAGTATTACCTACAGCTGTACAAGCGTTAACAAGTGTTGCCCTGTTTATCTTTTGGTTTTGTTCATACCCTGATTGTCCTATAGTCTGAAGTAAACCCTCTAGTACATTGCTAGTTTCTTTTTTAGATAAAGTTAAAACTTTTCCTAAATTTTCGACTGATTCATTCATAGGTACGTTAACTACGTCTTCCTTGGCTCTTTTCATTTTTTCAATGTTTTCGTCAAAAGCATCTCTACTAGCATATGAGCTAACAATGTCCCTGAGCTGAAGTTTTAAACTATGGTTGTCGGCTTGTTTAGTTTCGTCGGTTAATACATTCCAAGTGTCGCCGTCCCTCGCAGAAGTAATATGTGCCTTACGGGTTACGTTTTCGGTTTGCATACCATTTAAACAAGCTAACGTCCAAGCTATGCCAAATACAGCTACTGATCCTGATCCAGTTTCAGAATTACTAATCCCAATTCCATGTGCCATTAAATCATTTAATCCTGCATCAGATTGTATAACTTCAGATTTTAGACGTATGTAAAGTTTTTTATCAGTGTTGGCGTAATTAACAATTTTCCAACTGGCGTCCGACTCTCCAAGTGTCGGTAAAGCTGATTCCAATAAATCAGAATTATCAAAAGTCTTAAACTTATCAGATAAAAAAGCTCTAGCCGTACCCGTATGATTGTCATAATTAAACGGGTTTGTATGATTTGAATTTTCAAAAGTTCTAATCATACGTTTGGAGTTTTCTTTTTGCCAAATAGCATTAATCAAATTATCCATTTCTCTAGGATAGTTCTGCTGTAAACGTCTAGCCGTTGGCGTCGCTATCTCAGCCTTTTGAGCTATTTGGTCAAAACAATGTTGATTAACATTGAGTATTTTAGTCGGCTCGCCTTGGTTCGCTTCCATAACAATCTGACTATGTGCAGTTTCTCCTTCGTTTTTAAGGGTTCTAAACTGAAGCTGATTAGTTGGAGCTATGTAGTCTTGTTTCATGTCATTCTGTTCTTTAATAACATGAAGCATATCTTCTAAAGTTCTATTTTCGTTTTCTAAATGTCGCATATTTTTCTCCTATATAAAATGCAATTAAAAAAAGCGGGGTGTGATGCCCCGCTTAAATAGTATACGATTTATCTTATATGTAAAGTTTTTAGTTTTTATAGTTTTTATAAATCTCTGACTCAGGTGCTAAATAAATAGTTTGTTCAGTATCTGAGTTTTTACAGTTTGGACATTTTTCTATAAATTTTTCTTTTTCTTCATAAACATATGTACAAACTAAACATTCAACTAAGCTTAACATTTTCCAAAATCTCCCGCTATGTGGTGCCTTAATACAGTTCCATATGGTAGTTTCTGAGCAAAGTTTAAAAGTTTTAGTTCATCAGGATCTTCATCAGCTGTCTGAGTTGTGGCGTTCCAATGTAATAAAACATTTCCTCCAGTTGCATAACAACCGCCGTTTTCTATCTCACTACCCGCCTTTTTCTTATAAACGCCGTGATCGGTAAACCCTACAATAAAGTTTCTATCCATACGACTACATAAAGGTTTTCCATTTCCGCAAGTATTACAATCTGTACTGGTATATTCTGCGGGACATCTAACTATTTTATGATCGTTAATAGTTTCTGATTTGCCGTTTGTTTTCCAAAATGTTTCTTTTACGTTTATTACTGCGGGTACGAATGAATTTAAAAACAAGTCGGCTAAGTTTCGAGCTGAATAATTTATAACAGTTTTACCTATCTTTAATTTATGTTTCCATAAACTAGGGTTAAAATGTGAATAAGTAAAACTAACGCCGCCTTTTGGGACGGCGTCAGATACTGCATCAAGATAGCTATAATCTATTTCAGTTGCACCCGCTGAAGTGTCAGGTTTTAAATTACAATCGATTGGGCAAGTTGCGAATTTGTCAGCTCCACCCGCTCTATATGTTACTGCACAATTTGTAGTTTTTTTCGCAGTTGATTTTTTAACTAATTTCAACATTGTTTTGCACCCTCCATACTTTAGATATTTTGTGTTCAAATTTGTCTTCCAGATATTCTATTATACAAGCTAGTTCTGACTGAGTGTAGTCTTTCGCATAATCAGATTTTTCATACTGCTCAATAGTTTTAGATACATGATAAAAAATATCTTCATAATATGAAAATCTTTTTAACTTTGGATCTTTAAACCATTCGCTTAACAAGTCATAAAAAACCATAAACTTATAAACTGGGTTTTGTTCGTGGGCGCTATCCCATAATTTTTGATCGAATGTGATTTCATTTTTATCATTAGTCATCTATACACTCCTCCAAAAATTCCATAATAGCAGAATCACTAACATGATCGGCCAAAAAAGCCGTTATGTTATCGCCGTCTACTTTTTGTAATAAATATTTAAACTCAGGGTTAGCGGGTTCGCAATTAAAACAATCATCTATTAAAAACCATATTAAATCACGGCCTTCAAGTTTAGCAATGTGATCTTTTAATTTATTTACTGTGCTTTTACTCATTCTAGTCCTCCTCCTTTTTTGAATATGCAATAACTAAAAAGTCTATATCTTCAAGTGATCTATCGTCTTTCTCAGGATCTTCGATATAGTCTGCAAGTCTATAATGTGATTTACCCCCGAACCAAGCCGTTCCGTCTTTGGTGTTCATAGGTATCCACCCGTTTTTATCTAGGTGTTTAAGTTGGTCTTTATTTAGAAACATTAATTTCTCCTATATATGTGATTTATCCCATACTTTTACTAAATAAAAAAGGCCGTGTCAATCACGGCCTCTTTGTTAGCGTCTACGCTTAATTGTTTTTGGTGGTCTTTTTTTATACTTATCGTAGTCTTCGCCGTATAAAAGTTTGCCTATCCAATCAAATAGAAAAAACATTTTGCCTCCTTTCATTATTCATTGATGTTTCTCCAATGCTTAGGTACTAGAAAAAAATCATCGCCGTCAGTTTCTAGATCTCCATTTTTATTTGGCCTAGTTGAATAAATGGCGTCCTCTCTTTCATCAGTGACATCGTTAATGTAAAAGTTCATATCAAAATATTCATTTCTAAAATAGAAACTATGCCAATCATCGCCACTATCAAGGTTTAAATGATTTTTACAATAATCCTGATATGCCTCTCTCGCTTTGGTTCTGAACTCTCTATTATTATCGAATAACCATTTCATACTAGGTTTGTTTCCGTCTTCATCTTTTTTATAAAAACGAACTATATAAGCTATGTCATCGTCTACAGCTTCCATATAATCCCAGTTAGTATGGCCAACCATATTTTTACAAGCCTCATCTAAATAGTCTGAATCATATTTAGCCATTGTTTTTCTCCTCTGGACAATATTGACGTTTCCACATTTCAATATTAGGCCAATTACATTGATGGTTTCCTATGGTATCGTAGTCCAACCAACCATTAGATTCATCGACGCCTTTCAAAAAAGCTAGGTATTCTTCTTCGCTATCAAAAGTATATTCTTTAATATCTTCTGCCCTTTTAGAACTACCCCAAGCTATATGGATTTTTATCGGCTCGAACTTTTTTTCCAAAGCTCTCAACGCCCTAATATCTTTTTTAAGATCGGCCTCGTTTTCATAACTAAACCCATATTGAGTTTTAAAGTTTACTGCATCAACACCTTGAGAAAGACCCGTAGATAATATGGCTCTCATTTCAATCACACAGCTTTGCAACAACTCTAGCTCTTCTTTAGATAGATTGTTCATCTTTGTCCTCCTTTGGAACTGTAAAACCAATGACTTGGATTTCATTATTTTCGTCATCGTCTGTATTGTCTCTATTCCAATCAACGGGACATTCGTTTAGCCATGTATGGAAAGTTTCTTTTGTAGATGTGTTCCAACTAGGTTGTATACGCCAAGTAAAATCATCAGGAAGCCAAGACGTCATAAAAGAATTTGCATAAGCCACCAAGTCACTAATTTTAGTAAATTGATGTTCTTGTCCTTTATCGTCTCTAATAATTATTTTTTCAGCCATTCTGCACCTCCATAGATCTCCAAACAATTTGGTTCTCTTGCTCAAGGCTGACATTGATGTGCTTATTAAAGTTATCGCAAACTTGTCTGCAATGTCCCCAAGATCCTACAAACTTATCCATCTCATGTGGATCATTTGGATCGGCCTTGCCCAACGGCTGATAGCCTCCTTGGTTCCAAGTTACTTTTGCAACTCTATATATACCTCTTTGTCCTTCTTCTTTGACAGGCGTATAACAATGTTTGTCTTCAATTTTATTCATAACATTTCTCCTATAAATATGTGTTATAGGATTTATCTTATATATTATTAATCAAAGATCAAGGAAAAAGTTTTTGGCCAATCAAAAGGGTATTCTGTTTTGAATATAGGTTTGAGTTTCAGACCTTTTATTCTCAGGTCTACCGCCTGACTACCTGAATACAAATACATTGTATCTTGTGACCTAACAAGAACCCATACAGAAGCTCGACTGTGTCTAGTAAGCCAAGCGATTTGTAGTGAAGATAATCTAACTACGTTACCACTAGTAACTTTCAGCTCTACAAAATGAAATTGGTTTTTATCATCACAAATTAATAGATCAGGAATACCAAGTGTCATCCAGTTTTCTATTCTAGTTAACAAAATGTCTTTAGGTAATCGGCCTACGGCTTTTTTAATTTCTTGGAAGAACCCGCTTTCCTTCTTCGGCTGAACTGGTGGCCTCGTGGTCAATAGCTTCTTCAGCGTATCTCGGTTCATATGAATCCTTTATTTCTTTGAGAGCTTTCAACACTTCATCCTTGGACATACTATCAATAGTACCATGACGGATTTCAGATTTATTAATGTAGATATTACCATTTGCCTGACCTCGTCTGAACTCAGCTTGCACAGCCGCCGAATATGCACCATTCTCTAATGCAACATCTCTAATTCTTTGTAGATCTCGTAAATGTCTTTTATAAGTAACGCCATACTTTTCATCCAGCTCGTCCCGATAAATCTGTATTGCCCTACAAACATGAGGACATATCTCAGGATTAGTCATTTCATATGCACGAGTGTGAGCAGAAGAAACTGGAAAGCCAGCATTAATCGCAGCTTCCCTCATGGTTATTGTTCCATCGTTGCTAACAAGTTCTTTTACAAACAGCTCTTGTTTTCTAGTTAGCTTACTATGAATATCTACTTTAGGCCTTCCCCGACCTTTTTTAATAGGCTTCAAATTATTCATATCTCTATATATACACCAGAAATTATTTTTTTACAAAAAACTTTTTGAGGCCCATTAAGGCCAAAATTGATTTAAGAAGGTTACATATTTGAAAACACAAGTGTAACCAATTATGTAACCAGTAAAACTGTTGATACATAAGGGTTACAGAAGAAAGTTACATAAGTTACACCAGTTACGCCTATATTTAGTAAAAAAATATTTTTTTATTTTCAGCTCTATATATAAGGGAAAGTAACTTTTGTAACTAAAATCTATTGTTTTTGAATTTTTTCCTTATTAACCGCTGTACTTCAGTCAAAAAGGTTTCCTTGCGAGGCGTGACGCGTGGGTCGAGGATGTGGAGTTGCCACACTTTTTTCATAGTCGGCCTCTCGTTCAAGTTTGGTTCTTGTTGGTGGGATCCATTGAACTTCAGTTTTAAATTTTGGAACATGTCTTTGAGAGCTTTCCCAGATGAACCAAGCATAGCTTGTAGCCGTTGAAGCATTTGCTGACAGACGACCTTTAATGATTGGAACTCGTTCTGTAAATTGAGCGATAATTGTTGGCGGGTTTTGTTTAAATAGTCTTTCATATCGACCTACGCTTTCTATGAATTGTGTCCGAGCAAAGATAGCCGTAGATTCTTTAGCCAAGGGTAAGGCCTTGAGTACAAATTCTTCAGCTAGGTTGAACGGCGGGTTAGTAATAATAAAATCGTATTCTTCGTTGACGTCTCTAGATAGAAAGTCTGCGATACGATCTTGTCCGTAATCAGCTATGTCACATGACATAACTTCAGGGAAATATTCTTCGAGGACCTTGGCCATATGTCCAGCTCCGCACGCTGGTTCTAGGCAAGTATATTTAACAAAGTCATCGTCGGGTTGTTGGGGGTAAATAAAATTTGGCTTTAGTATGTGTTCAAACAAAGCACGGGTTGCCCAAGGCGGAGTAGGAAAGTAATCGAGACTATCCTGATCCTCGTGCCGTTGGGACATAACCGCGTGCGTTTTGTTTTGTTCAGTCATCAGACCCTAGTTATTTCTAAAATTTCGTGTTTTGGATCTATCATTTGTTTTATTTGATCTTTACTATCAGCTTCTATCATAAAACTAACTTCTTGTTTAGACAGATTACCCGTGTGAGACCAATAAAGTTTAACGTAATATCTATTTTCCATTTGCATCCTCCTTGTTATTAGGCACTACCCATTCATCACTATCTACATACCGAGCGTCAGGGTATCTTGTCCTGATTTGATCTATTTCACAATCAAAACAAGTATACTCAACATCACATTGACTACATTCTTTGTTAGGCTCAATGCTATCATCGTCAATCGGCTTGTGATTATATACCGGCTTACCATCGTCGTAATAAACGTCACATTGACTACAAGTATCAGGAACTTCGTCATCTCCAAGCATGGAGCTGTAGACGTAGCCACAATCGGTACAACTAAACTTACCTTCTTGTTCTCTAATCATTTTCAATCGACTCCTTTTCCATTTCAACTAGGCCGATAGTCCTTTCTAGCTGAGTTAATTCTTCTTTCCACATTGGTTCATTAGGCTCACATTCTACTTGTTTCTTTTTTTCAACAACCATGTTGCCTAAAAACTCAAGGGTAATATCCATATATAATTTATTGTATCCTCTAGCCATCACTACCCCTCATGTTAAATTCATCAAATAACTTATAACAAGCTTCATCTAGGTCTTTGATATCAGATAACATAAGGTCATTAATATCTCTTATGCTAATCATAGCGGTGTTTATAGCGTTGTAAGCATCGTGAACCGCTTGCAGCTGTCCGACAGTCATAGCTCCCATAGCTTTTTGTTTTTCTGCGATCTCTTTATCTCGCTTTATTTCCCAATCTTCTTTTTCTTTTTTCATAGTTTTCTCCTATATAAGTTTGGTGTGGAGCGCCTTGAGGTTACGTCACTAAGATAAATGCTGAGATCTACCACAGTCCTGAACGAGCTAAACACTCCACACATACAGTTATAGGATTTATCTTATACGTTTGTCAATAAAAAAAGCTCCGAGGAAACATGGAGGACACGAAACTCGGAGCTTTATCACATTTTATATAGGATAAGAGCAAATGAAAAGGGTACTTACTCTTAGATTTGTTATCGCATATATTTATATACGCTGTCAAACTTATTTTTTACCTATACTTCTCAAACTCTCCATAACTTTATCTATATCAGGCTCCGTGCCGTTTGGATCATAGACACATTTGTACTTTTTCGGGCACCAGCTTTCAATTAACATTGTAAATGTTTTATTGCCGCCTTGATAGATACAAGCTCTTTTGTCTGTATACTTTGATGTGATTCTCTTTTTAAGTCTGCAAGTCGTGTACTTTTTCTTATCAATCTTACCCTGATTTTCTAATTGTTGTTTAGTATAAGCACGAGGCGTGAAGGTGTAGCCATCAGCTTTTGCTTTTTTTACCCAGATACTAGCCACCAGCACAGCAAAACCACCGATAATTGATACAACTATCAACCAAGTTACAGCTTCGCCTATTTGACGTCTGAGCTGTTGTTGTTTGTAAATAGTTTCTTGCCGTTGTTTTCTAATCTGCCCTTCCATTTTAAGCAAATCATCATAAGCTTGTGGCCCGTAAGTCATGTTAAGAAATATTTTTAGCTCGTAGCGCTGTTCTTCCAACTTCTTCTTTGCTGCGTAAGCAGCGAGAGCTGCCTCTTCGATAGAACCGGCCTTGAATAACTTACCAAATAGGGGAGGATTTTTGGCTTGTTTCTCCGCATTATCTATATCAGACACAGCTCCCATCCAACGTCCGACGTCTGAAGCCATTGATTCAATATCTTTAGCTGCGGCAAATCCTTGCTTGATTGCATTAAAAGCGCTATTAGCCACGCTCATAGCTGCGGTAATTGTCAACGGGTCCATACTTTACTGTAACACACTTTTAAAAAAAAATAAAAGTCAAGACTGTTATTATAAAAAAAGTTATTTATAGTTAGTAGTTATGACCAATCAAACATTTAGGGGTAGACCAGTGACAATATGTTGTACTTGTGGCGGAAAAAAATACGCATCAACCTGTAAATGTCACAAAATTAACCATAGACCGATAAAAAAAGGAGGAAATAAATGGATTTACCAAACAGACGACCATGCATCACGACTGACGTTGGAGAAGGACTAGCCGTTAGTGTATCATACCACCCAGAAACTAACGAGGCGGTGGAAATATTTGTATCTAGTAGGGGAAAAAAGGCATCTGACGGGCCCATGGCAGACGCTTTATATAATTTGGGCGTTCAGGTATCGAGTATCATGCAAAATAAAGAGCGTGTCACTTAGAAACTTGGTTGATTCGCTTCATATTAGCTTCAACGAACTCTTCAACTCTCTGCTGCTCTTCAGATTTATATTGTGAATATATATATCTGAGCTGGCCGCCTATTGTCCGGCCTTCTTTTTTAGCAGATTGCTTGATTTTTTCGTAGACATCTATCGGTACAAGAACACTTTTCCACTTAGTTGTATCCATAATTATCTCCTTTTGTAGGATATTATGCGATTTTATATGATATTTCAAGAAAAAGCTTGTATATTAAGGATTTATTTCGTAGGATTTTAGTTCCTACACACATCACAAAGGCTCAAGGTTATTCTTGAGCCTTTTTTCTTTTGCGGTAAGCTCCATATTCGGCGTCTACGCCGTTCGGACTGATAATTTCACTTCGTTTGTGTGAATTTAAGGCGTTTACATAAAAATTATAGTATGGAACTGGCACATGACGCTCGTAATCCTTCTCGTTTACGGCTATTGGACAGTCTTCAAATCGTTCTTCACTCATCAGCACCCCCAATGCGAGTTACTGGGGGTGCTTCTAAGGAGGAACTACTTTTAGTTTCGCCCCACGAAGGCCCCACTTCTATGTCCACCTTACTAGGGACACTTAATGGTACGGCACTTTCCATAATAGATGCAACCATTTTTATTTTTTCTTGGCTGTTTGATGAAAAAGCCACCTCATCATGTATCTGTATCAACGGAATAATGCCTTTTTCGTGTATGTTGACCATAGCTTGCTTGGTCATATCAGCCGCTGAGGCTTGTATCAGCCGGTTCAGCGCTTTGTATGTGTACGCTCGCTTCAGTTTCGTAGTCGGACCGTATTCATTTACAGCTTCTTTGTACGGTAGCGCCTTGTTTAGAGCAAAACTATCAGGCTCCCATAGGTTAAATCTGCACTTTCTGCCCAAAATGGACCGTATTGACCCTGAACTTTCACGCCCATTGAGCTTATTCATCACGCCATTCATCAAAAACTTAACGAATGGAACGCGCTCATGGTACTGCTTGATAAGATCTTTGGCTTCATCGACGCCTATATCGAGCTGATCGGACAGTTTATTGACGCCCATACCGTAAATTAGGCCCAGATTGATAGTCTTGGCTTGCTTTCTCGGTATCCTTGCCATCTCTGCAACCATCGTATGGAAATCCATATCGGGGTTTGTGACGTAGCCTTGGACAAATTCGTTAACTGACTTGAGCTCGTTACCTAATGATCTGCCGTAAGCGTTAGCATAATGCACCAAGATCCGTGGTTCTTGTTGCGAGTAGTCTAAACTACACCACTTTTCGCCTTCTTCAGGTAGAAACAGCGAGCGAATCATCGGACCGAGCTGTGGATCACGGGCCGGTATCTGCTGTAGATTAGGGTGGTTCATGCTGATTCGCCCTGATACCGTGCCTCCATCGTCAGATCTGATCTGATTTATGTGCCCGTGTATGCGTCCTTGAGGCGTGGTATACTTCATAATAGTGCTGATAAATGTCCCGTGGGTCTTGTTTAGCTCACGACAGCGCAAGATCAGCTTAGGTAGCTCGTGTGTATGCTCGGATAGAAACGCTTTGGTAAAGCTTGGTGCGCCCTTGTCAGTCTTTGGATATGGCAAGCTTACACTATCAAAGGCTTTGGCAAGCGAAGCGGCGGCCCATATCTCTACGTTCTCGTTAGTTAGATCCTTGATCCGCTTGTAGACATTCTTTTCTTCTTTTAATAAGTAATCTCTGGTCCGCTCAACGCGGTCTGTATCTACACGGACACCGCGCCATGTCATATCAATCAACACGGGTAGGACTTTCATCTCAAGATCAACGACGGTTTGTATGTCTTCTTGGATCATAAGGTTCTTGAAACAATTCCATAATTCAAGAGTAAGCACAGCATCAGTTTCTGCATATGGGCCTACATACATAGACGGTAGTTTCCAGAGCTCGCCCTTGGGATCTACGCCAAACTCGACTGCTGCTTCGGTCAGTCCCTTTTCAGACTTGGTTTTATTAAGATAGTCGTAGGCTAGAGCGTTTAGGCTGAAGCTGTATCGGTTTTCATCAAGTAGCGATGCTATGACCATAGTATCAATGATACGGCCGTTGATTGTAAAACCCGTGCGCCGTAGCCAACCAGCGTCGTACTGTGCATTGTGCATGATCTTATCAGCTGGGCACTCACAGACTTTCTTCATCCAGTTGTTGACTATGCGCTCGTCAAGATTGCCACCGCCCATATGCTTGATTGGTAGGTAACCTTTCCAATATTCGGTAGCCACGGCATAGCCGACAATCTCGCCGTTGCCAGTTGGCCATCCGGGGCCGCTCTGTTTAATATCAGGGTCTCTGGTCTCAACGTCTATTGCTATTGTGTTGGCACCGGTTATGTCAGGTAGTTCGTGTGGTGGAATCCATTCTGACTTCGGTGTGAACATCGCCATCTGAAGTGTCATATTGTACCTCTATAAGTTTGTTAAGGTACCACTGTGCTTTCTGTAAATCTTGGATACCGTTTTTGTGTCTATAACGAGCTAAGTATTTGAGTATATTACCTTCAAGATAATAATGAAAGCCCTCAGCCGTAATAGATTCAATTATGTCTATGGTTTCAATAGAGCTACTTGTATAATGCTCAGGCTTGTTTACCATATCTTTCATCTCTTCCTCCTTCAATTTCATCTTCATATACTCTAAATGTCTCATATATAGTAGCTCCTGTTATTATCTTCTGGTTCTATTATATACAGATTTTGTTTAGCTCGTGTGACGGCAACGTAAAACACTCTGTGAACATCGTCGTTGCCTATACGAAAAGCCTCGTCAGCCGCGGGAGATAGATCTGTAAACAAGATCACATTATCCGCCTCTCCGCCCTTGGCTCCGTGTATCGTGGACACTGTGATGCGAGGCTCTGCATTGAACTTCTCTCCTCGTCTTAACAAAGCTGTTATGTAGACACGCTGTTCTTCAGGCAATCTATCGAGCGCCTTGTGCCATATCAGCTCATCGCCGACTAGCAAACCGCACTGCTCTTGCAAGAACGTCATGTCCAGTAATACGTCGCTATCTAATCCAGACAGCTTTTTAAACCCACGCTTGACCCGTGTGCCGGTGCTCATGTAGCTGTAAACATCACGAGCCGCTTCTAATGTAATAGATCGTCCTTTACGGAGCTGTTCCCAGCCATTCACTGCCGCAGATATTCTAGCCGAGATAGATCTGTGACCTTTGTGATTATAGAGTAACCCCAGAGACTTCAGGGTCTCAGCGACTGGGTTCAGTATGTAACCGGCCTGAGCCATAATAAGCCACTGGCCTTCAGACAGATCAATGTCATCTATACGGGCTATGTGCTTGACAGAACCGTTCTCATCTTTTGGTTGGTAGCGCTTTGGGTATCTGTGTTTTATCCTGCCGACTATCTGTTCTGCTACGGCGTGTATTGATCTTGGTACACGAAACGACTGCGACAGAGTTTCGCTTGAGCCGTCCAGAGCTATGAAATGCTCTACGTCAGCTCCGGCCCATCTATATATGGCTTGGTCATCGTCCCCAGCTGCAAACATAAACTTGGACTTCTTATCAAGGGCGTGGGCTATGTCCCACTGCAAAGGACTTAGATCCTGTGCTTCATCTAGAAATGTAACCTGAAATGTGGGACAGCATTGATCGGCGCTGTCAATGAAGCTCTGGAGCATATCTGTAAAATCATAGAGATTGTTTTTGAGCTTGTATTCTTTGTAGCACTGGTGGACATAGTTAACTGTGTTCCAGTCATACTCTATGTATGTCTCGTTGTAGAGCTGTCTTACGTCTATCTTCTTGAGCCGTGCCAAGTTGATTGTGTTAAGTATGGGATGATCGTTGTTTTGTAAATCTTGTATCTCTGCATCTAGTGACGGCGATTTACTAAGGCTAATACCAATCTTCTTGGACAGCTCCTGATAGTGTATGCCTGACATGACTTGTTCTGTTCTTATCTCAGTCATGGACAGCGCTAGTGAGTGTAAAGTCCTGAAGAAACAAAGGTCTTCGTCTGGATCTAGGTTGAAACGCTTGGCGGCTCTTTCTTTTGCCTCGTTAGCCGCTTTCTTTGTAAAGGCGAGGAACGCTATGTGGTTAGGGTTCGTGCCCTTTTGTAGCTGTTCGTCTACCATATTAAGTAACGTAGTTGTCTTGCCCGTGCCGGGTGGTCCAAAGATTCTAAACATTAGTTGTCGTTAGCGGGCTGGTCGAAGCCAAGCTCCTCTAAGAACTCATCTATCTTCTGGTCAGACGGTATCTCGTGTACAAAGATAGGTGTTGTTTCTCCTACCCATGCACCGACTACGTTAAAATCCATCCACTCAATGGCTTCTTCGTGCGTCCATCCTTCTCTTTCCATAAAGATCTTTACGCATTTGTTGTAGCTGTAGATCAGTACGTCGGGCATATTCATACGGCTACCCACGCCAATGATTGCATCTTCTAGGCCGTTAGCCTTAACTAGTCTTTCGTCTGTCATTTACACTCCTTCAAAACAACTTGCACTTATTGTATAATCAACGGGCTCTTCTCCAAAATTATCAAAGATGCCTCTTTCAATTAAAAATCTACTTTTAGGTATATCGGCACGACATTGATCTATGTTTGCATAATGCACTTGACTTTGGTGCATAATACATTTTGTTTCGCCACCATCATGGCGACTGCCTTCTACCCATACAACACAGATTAAAACAAACATCTTAACCATTAAAAAGGTTCCTTTTCTTTTGGACCCATATCAGGTGTATTAAATTGATGATCCATGTTACTATATGATGGTATTGCCCAAACGCGAACGGAACGGTTACTTATTTTCATAACCAAACTGGACCCATTTATATCCCGTAAGCGCTGGGCAATCTTGTGTGACTTGTAATCAAAGAACTTATTCTTCTTGAGGAAGTTCTCAAAATCACGAAGCCTAAAGTAAGTTAAGTTAGCCTCTTCGTCTGTCCAAGGCCGTCTTAATAATATCTCTTCTCTTTCCTGAGCTTGCTGTAGATGACTACAGAACTCTTCTAGGTAATCATAGAACTGACCACTGGTGCTTGCATCTTCTGCAACTTCTATAATTGCTGCTTCATTTTCTTTCATCTCTGTCATTAGCGCACCAATACGAGCCTCCCACACTTGCTTGCTTACTGTTCTTGGCATGAAGTTCAGCTGTTCAAGACAAGCCTTCTGGAAGGTAGGCTGTGATAGTAGCGCTTCTGTATCGAGCTCCAAAGGCTCTCCACTTACATCCATGAACCACACAGGTGGTATAGAGTTGTACTTTCTAAGGTTAGCTATGGTTGCACCTTGTACGGCTGATCCTACGCCGTGCATCCTAGTTCTGCACAACTCTTTGTTACAGTGCGCATTAATCGGTGCATCACTGCATTTGTAGGCGTAATCTTTCTTCTTAGCTTGGTTAGCCACTATATTGACCTCTGATAAAGGAAGCGGTGGGTCCAAGAATGTCATGTTGTATGTAAGTATCTCTGTCTCCCAGCTGTCTGGGTATGCTTTGCGCAGATACACTGCGATATTAAATAATCCGTTATTGCGTCCACCCTCACTTATCTTACCCGCACATAGCGTCTGTAAGCATGGTGGTCCGTCTTTTATAGTTGTGTCAGGCGTTTCTTCTATCTGTAGCGATACAATCTGTTCAATAGTCTGCTTATATTGCTCGTACAGCGCTATAAACTCTTCTAAGGTCGCAGAGGTGCCATCGTCCTTGATACCGTACCTGAGACCGCCCTCAGCGTCGTAATACGGTAGGTTTAGAAAATTACCTACATCTCCTCTATCTAGGTGTAGTTTTATCTGTTTTGGAAATATCTCGCTTTGGCCGTACCCAAGCGATGCAGATATGTGTTGCAAAGTTTGTTGCATATCCTTGGCATCAATCCAGTCCATGCAGAACAAGAAGCAATGTGCGCCACCGCTCTTTGATCTACACACAACCAGAGGTAGTTTCATCTTTCTGATCTTCTGCACTAACACTTTGTGGTCCAAAGGATACATATCTATATCTATGCACCCCCACTTGCACTGTGAGTTAGCGTTGATCGGGATGATACCGAGAGAGTCGCCTTTGCCTGACAGATGACCCAACCAATGATCCTTGGTCCGTGGTTCCCTTACTAGGGACGCTCTACCAGACTTCTTACCATTGGTCTGGGTCTTATCTATTTTATACGTTCCAAAGGCTTCTTCCAGTCCATCAAATATGGAACTAAAAGTTTCCCACATGACTAGAACGGTATGTCTTTCTGCAAGGGCTCATCAGCCGGTGGCTTAGTTTGAGCTTGCGGTGTAGTTACGGGAGCATCTTCTTTCTCTTGCTCATGCTTAACTTCAACAGCACCTTTTTTTATGGAATGTTGAAAAGCTTTTGCTTGATTGTAAACATTTATGTTAGATAATTCTTTTTCTAACTTGGCCTCCCATACAGCATAGCTTGCCTTAGCATTGCTTTCCATAACTGTAGTCAGTTTATAAAGATACAAAAACCTTGGCGGCGTAAACGGAGTGCCATCAGCTTTTTGCTTTGTTCTGCTTTGTATTAGCATATTCCATTTACGACTAGCTTTTAAAGAAGTGCTTTTCATTGCAATCATGACAGCATCTGTAGAACCATCTTCCTTGCAAACAAGCACATAATGTTGGTGGGTCTCTTCAATATAGTGACCAGAACCATCAAGTAGATAATCTTTATTATCGCCTTGATCTTTCTTTATTCTATCTGTTTTTGGACAATCAGAGGCTTTTTCATATATAGCAATCGGTGCTTTTTGATCGTCACCTAAAGCTGACCAGTGAATAAAACGTCTTTGAAAGTGACAAGGTATTACCAATACACCCTCTGTTCCGTTATATATTTCACCAGTTACAGTGTTTAACATATCGCCTTTTAATGCACCTCTGTTTGCATCTAACACAGCAGGCGTTAGGTTTGTTTTTAAAAAAGGAATACCAAGTACGTCCTGATTTATTTCTTCATTTCCAAGACCTGAGTCTAACTCAAGCATTGAGTGATCTATACCAACAATCTCTGCCGGTTTCTTTTTAGCTACATTCGACATTATTTACTCCTCGTGATTTTAGCTCTTCGACCTGTCCATGCACCAAACACAGCCGGGATAGAATTACCCGCCTCTGTCTGTTCTTTTACCCAAGAACGTAGTGTCATGTTGTGGATCTGTTCTTTTTGATTAACATTAAAACCTTTAGCTAAAGCTGTTTCATAAAAATCTTTAGCCAAATTATCTTCGCCCATTCCAAACTCAGCGGCTATAGAGTTCTTAATAAGATCTCCAAAACCATTATCTCTGAGCCATTGATGTGCTTGCGGCCTATCGTCAACCTTGATTGTTCCCCCATATGTTGGGGTTATATTTATTTTTGAACCATCTGATAACGTAAAGCTTTCAAGATTGATTTCTTCCATCATCATGGGCAAGTCTTCATCTGTCATTTTAAGCAGATCTTTCTTAGCCTGTTTGAGTTTCTCCTCAAGCTGGAATACTTCATCTTCTTTTTGCTTAATGTTTTCAGCTAGATCAGCTACGCTACTAAGTGCATCTGTAGAAAGATCACTTAGATTGCTGAGGCTATCAGCGTCAGCTTCTACTTGTTGCATTAAATCACTCATACCATCTCCTTCCGTGTTTCGTGATTAAAGACTTTTATTATTGTCTTGATATAAGAATATAAAAGGTTTATCTTATATGTCAAGCACGGAGATAAAAAATGTATATATATAAGACAAAACCATTTAAGCATCAGGAAGAAATCATTGATGACAGTTGGAAAAGACCATACTACGCCTTGTTTATGGAGATGGGCTTAGGTAAATCAAAAGTTATTATTGATACGATTGGCAAGCTTAAATTAGAGGGCGAAATAGATTCTGCACTGATAATTGCACCCAAGGGTGTATATGATAACTGGGTAAAACAAGAGATACCGAATCACTTACCGGACGAGATAGAAAGGTTCGTGGTGCGTTGGCAACCAAGCAAGGCTAAAAAGTTTCAGGACGATATGCAAAAGGTTGTGTTCGAGATGATGGCCGGTGTTAAGTTTCTGATTATGAACATTGAAGCGTTTAGCTCAGAGCGTGGTAAGAAAGCTGCTTACTACTTTCTGCGTAAGAATGAAGACAACATAATGATTATAGATGAAAGCACGACTATCAAGAACAGAAAAGCTAACAGAACCAAGAACATAATAGATGTAAGCAAGTATGCTAAATACAAGCGTATATTAACAGGTTCTCCTGTAACCAAGTCGCCTATGGATTTGTTTTCTCAGTGCGGTTTTTTAGATCCTATGGCTCTTGGTCAAGCTAGTTACTTTGCTTTTCAGAACAGATATGCAGTTGTACAGCGCAAAACCTTTGGTAGTCGTAGCTTTAATGATATAGTAGGCTACAAACGATTAGATGAGCTGAACGGTATATTGACACAGTTTTCAGCTAGGACACTAAAGAAAGATTGTCTGGATCTACCTGATAAAATTTATGTTAAAAGAAACGTCGCTTTGACTAGTGAGCAGACTACGATTTATGAGCAAATGCGGCGATTCGCATTAGCACAGCTGGAGCGTGGCGAGCTTGCAACAACAGCTAGTGTGCTTACACAACTGATGCGCCTACAGCAGATATGTTGTGGCTATCTTGAAAGCGACGAAGGCCGTCTGCAAGTGCTTGATAACAACAGAATTACTGAGCTGATGAACGTCGTTGAAGAGAACTCAGGCAAGGCTATCATATGGTGTAACTATGTGTATGGCATACAAGAGATAATAAAAAATCTTACGGCAGTTTATGGTGCTGATTCGGTAGCCGTGTATTATGGTGCGACTAAGCAAGAAGACAGACAAGATATTGTAAAGCGCTTTGAAGATCCAGACAGCCCGTTGCGGTTTTTTGTTGGTCATCCAAAAACTGGTGGCTATGGTATTACACTTAATCAGGCAAGCACTGTTATATATTATAGTAACAGCTATGACTTGGAGAGCCGGTTACAGTCCGAAGACAGGGCGCATAGAATAGGTCAAAAGAAATCAGTGACTTACGTCGATTTGATTGCACCAGATACTATAGACGAGAAGATAGTAGAAGCTCTGCGTAATAAGATAAACCTAGCTGACCAAGTGTTGAACGAGGAGACTAAGAACTGGTTAAGATAATAAACCTTTTCTGTAGCCGTTTTGTCTGTCATAGGTCAATGTTTCTTTACGTCCATGAGGTACATAAGAACAGTGGATCCAGCCTGTGTTGCCACCTGTATAACATTCTAAGATAAGCTGATCGAAGTTTAGGTTTGCTTCTATCCATGAGGCTAGTCTGTGGTTGTCTACACCAGCTACCTCAAAGTCAGCCGCTTCGCCGTTTGCATGTTGGCTTGATGCTTTTGATCCTATGGCTTCGCACAGTGCTATGGACCTGTAGCCGCTTGATACGATAAAAGAGCCCCATTCATCTCGCACTGGCTGCAAGATATTTTCAGCTAGTGCAGTAAGGTTATATATGTGATCTGCGTTAGGTGTATTATCTATACCTTTACGCTCTGCTGTCTGGCTTTTGGTTAGTTCAAGTAATGAAAAGTTTTTACTAAGCTGCATATCATCTTCCAAATAATCTGTTAAACATCCCAAGGTCTATCAACTTTTGTTGTTGAGCGGTTAGACCTCTCTCTTTTGCAATTTCTTGTGGTAAAAAATCACCCGGTATAATTTGACCAGAACCGTATGGAGCTAACATTCTAATACCTTGAGTGATTGGATTAGATACATCAACAGCGGGACCTCTTATTGTTGGTTGTCCTTCATAAAAATCCTTCCTCGTAAAATCTTCTGGGTATAAAGATTGTGCTTGTCTAAGTTGATTTATTTCAGCTACCCTTTGTAAACCAGCATCTCCTCCACCATATTGTTGAGTGTAATCAACATCTGTACCAAAAAATCTAGCTATTCTTGATGGTAAAGAGTTAGGAAAAGGATTTGTGCTGGTAGCTCCTCTCATAGCCGTAAATTGTTCCGGACTTAAAGAATACATATCACCTATAGATTCATCAGGATCATCGTACCTGTTTTCTGCTTTTGTCTCTTCTGAAATATCTGAACCAAATTCACTTGCCGGCCCAAAAGCATCTTCAAAATCACTGTAATCAACTGCACCGCCATTTTCAAAAGTTGTTTCAGCAAGTACCCCAAGCCCACCTTTTTGAAAAGTGGGGGTAAAACTTACGGGAAAGCCCCCTATATTTGTTTGTAAACTTACAGGTGCGGTCATACCAACTGGTGTGTCTCTTACAAAACTTTGTATGCCTGTTACATCTGGAGTATACTTTATATTGTCCATGAGGCTTGCTATACCTCTGCTAATTGTAGCGGGTACGTTACGAAAATTAAAAGACTGCGTTTGTGTTTGATTGTCATCAGACCCACCTTCTAAGGCACTCTGTATTGTTTCTTGAGCCGCGCGATCTGTTTCTAGTCCCATGTCATAAGCAGCTCCACCTTGAGCCATCAACCTTACAGGCTGTTGTGCATTTATCAAACCAGATATTGGATCATTAGGGAACAAAGATGCAAACTGTTGCCTTTGATTAGGGTTAGGCGCGGCCTGTGGGGCTGTGCCCACATTAGCCGCGAGGCGGTTGTTCACTCCGCTGGTTGGTACTATTGCCTTTTGGGTGGTGGGAAACCCCTGTCTGGGCAAATCTACCGAACTCTGTTGACCAACACCTTCAAATGTTGGGTCTGTCATGTCTATCTCTTCTTCTTCAATCTCTCTTATAGCAAAAGGAGCTGATCTAAAACTTTCTTTTACAGGCTTACCTATAGTGATGTAACCTGCCTTTGCTAATATCTTTTTTAACTTACTTGCGATGTTTTGTTTTTGTTGCTGATCTTTTGTTTTTCTAAGTAAAGTAGCTAATAACTGTGGGTTTTCCATAACCTCAGTCATTACATCTGTCTTCATGCTTTCAGGTATAGAGTTGAATAAATTACGAAGTGCTTTTGAACCAGCACCAGCCGCTACCAATGCTCCCGGTCCTTGCCCACCAAAAACAGCGCCTTGTAATTTTGTACCTATGGCAGAACCTGTAATTCTTAAATAAAAGTCCATGATTGCGCCTGTGCCCTCTATGACTTCTCCAAGTCTACCAGCGCTCTCAGCTGCTTCTAGTTTAACCATTTCAGTTATTAACTTTTTAAAGTTATTTGCTTCACCCTCTTTAATTACATCATTTTTTAACATGATATTCATCAAAGTTGTATTACGGTCTATTGCATTTGGTATCTTTGAAAATAATGTTTCATACAAAGCTCTGGGACTAAATGTTTCACTAGTACCACCAGCTTTTACAAGAGCTGCATCCAGCATTGAACTTTTTAAGCCAGCTAAAGCTTCTGGATTGTCTTTAGCTACTCTTATCATAGAGGTTAGAGACTTAGTCGGAAACTTAGAATTAATAGCTTCTACCACTGCTTTCGTAGGGTTTTCATAACCAGTTAGGTTTCTGTAAGTTTTTTGCGAGTTAATTACTTTTTGTATTCTTTTGTCTTTATCAACCCATTGATTTAATAGCACATTTGCTTTCTCTGCTTCTTCTAAGTCTGCTTTTAAACCGGGAAAGTTGTCTAAAAGATCTGCATTTTTTCTATTCCAGTCTTTTAGTTTAGCAACATTAACTGTTCCAGTTTCAGGATCAAAAGCTTCTGCTCTAGCATTTCTAATTAGTTGATCCAGTGTACCGTGGATCGTGGCTATTGTTTCATCAGCCCCTTCCAGTCCCTGATTTTTAGCAAAGTTACCTATTTCTTCAATTTGTGTAATCCTTAAATAACTTGGATCAGCACCACCTACAAATAGTTTTGTATGAAGTATTTCTGGTGGTATTCTCTCTGCACCGGTTTTAACTTTGGATAATATGTTACCAGCAAAAGCACGAGTATATGTGTCATTTAAAGATTTTGAGTAAGCTCTTGCAGTATCGAAAGCTGCGTTTACACCTTCAGGAGCACTATTTAGATCGTCTAACAAAGCCTCAGCAAAACCATATGCAATCCTAGCTTTATTTGCCTCTCCAGAAGCTGTTAATGCTCTTCCCTTTGCAAGAGCCAATGAACGCATATCTCTAATTTCATTCACAGTTAGTGGTTTTAATTCATCGGTTGCTTCAGATACAGGAATATTTGCTTCCTCTAATTTTCTTTTTCTAAGAGTGTTTACTAATTCAAGAGCATCTTTAAAGTTAGCTTTTCTTTGATTAAAAGCTCTTTGTCTTTCAGCTGAAGCTTGTCTAGTTGTGCCGCCTCTAAATACATCTGTAGCTTGTATAGGTTGATTGTTTCTTATAGTTGATAACAGAGTGGTTAACTGACCAGAATCGAGTTCATCGAGCTCTCCAAAGTCTAAATCTTTTCTTGCTTGGTCAACTACATTTAGCACTAAATTATCTTTACGTCGTGGTAGAACACCTCTTGCTTTAATTTGTTCAATTATTTTATCAAACTCAGCTAAACGATTTGCAGTTTGTCCGGGTGTTACGTCTTCCAAACCAAGTTCTATTTTTTTTCTTGCTACAAAATTATTTAAAGGGCCTAGATCTTTTAAAAACTCTGCGTAAGCCTCATTAGTTGTGGGCATATTTCTTTCAAAATATCTTATGAAGTTTGGTGTATCGATAGGATTACCTTCTGTATTTACAAAAGATGTAATCTCTAAATTACCAATATCTCTATATAATCTTTTCTCTTGATTTCGTGCTTCTGCTAGAGCAGATCCTGTTACCTCAAATAATTTTTCAGATAACTTCTTATTATTTATCGGTCCACCTCTGGTAACAGCTTTAAAAGCATCTAAAACTCTATCTGATTTAAGAGCTAATTGTTCTGCTAAATACCCGTCAAACCTAAGCTTTTGTAATTTAGCTGCTTCTTGAATAGCTGTTTTATCACCAGTAGCCACTAGTGCATTTATTAAGTTTCTTATGGCTTTGTTTGCTCTAAGGTGTGCTTCATTTCTTGTCTTGCCCAAACCTCGTGAATCAGAAGCTAAACTTGCTTCAATAGCCATAAGAGTTGGATTACCTGTTTTCTGACCCGCTGTAAGGTTAAGGTCTCCTAGTTGTTTTGTAAGAGAGTCGTCATCCAAAGCTAAGATCAAGGCCTCAACATCATCTCCTTGTTCATCTAATATTTCTCTTACTCTTCTTACAGCTTCTAATCGTCTTTTTTCTGTTCCAAGACCAGCTCCTTCAATTATTTCCTTACGACCTTCAGCAGAAAAAGGTTTTTTTATTGCATCTTTAATTGTTTCAAAGTTTTTGATTACGCTACCAAAAGCGAGCTGAGGAGCAATACCTCCTGCAATTTCAAGAGGTATTCTTACTACACCCTCTTCGGGTGCTATGCTTTCTGCAAGATAAGCTCCACCTGTAGCACCAGATAAACTTAAACCTTCTAAAAAACCCATTCTTTTTGGTTTGTCTCTAAACTCTTGACCTGTTTTATTCAACAAAGTTTCTACACCACCTATTAACTTAGTCGATAAAGGTGGCTTACTTCTCTGTAATCCTGTTTGCGGAGCACCTGTTTTAATTATTTCATCTAAATTTTTGAGATATGTCGAAGCTCCAAAGCTTACGTTTTTTGATATTAAAAACGGCATTGGCAACCACGCCAAACCGCCAGCCGTGGTTCTTCCAGCCTCAAAGGCTGCTCTGTGACTTGGTATTGGAGTAGCTTCGTCCCCAAATACAAAGTTAGATAAATCCTCTCCGGCGTCATAACCAGCGAAAGCAGCAAGAGTTCCTGTTACTACAGGCACACCAAATTTTACACCAACTAGTAGTGGATTTACGGGCGGTATACCTGATGTTACCGCGGCACCGGCCTTAGCTCCTGCAAAAAAAGCAGCTCCACTTGGGCCTGATTTTAAAAGTTCACGACCAAATCCAGAAAAAAAGCCAACTTCTTCTAAGTTTGTAAATTGTTTTAATATTGCCTCGTCAGTTAATCCACGCTCATTAGCTGGTTTGCTTGCAAGATTTGGATCAAGATCAAAGATTTTAGCCGTGCCATCCTTTAGAGATGAATAATTAAACAGATCTGGAAACTGTTGGCTTATCTCATTGGCTGTATTCTCTGCAAGAAAAGACGTAGCTCCTTCGGGCCCTTTGTCTTTTGTAAAAAAACTTACTTGGTCAGAAGTAAACTCTATTTCAGGGACTGAAACAACACCATCAGGAGTAAATATGTCTACTACATTAGCCATTAATTAACTTTTCTCTTTTTAAAGATATTTTGCAGTAATTGTTCGGATCCTCCACCGCCTTCACCAAAGCCTCCAAACTTTTCATAACTTCTCAAAGCAATCCCATAATTGTTTATTAAGTTTTTCATCATGGTTACTGTTTCTCTAGTTTTTGTTATTTGTGATGTGGTGTATTGACTAGGATTATTTAAGATTACTCTCTTTTCATCTAATTTAGCTTTTATAGTCTGTTGTGTTTGTTTTAGTTGAGCATAAGCATTAGCGTCAGTCATACCTCCAGTCGGTCTTAAAATATCTCTTCTAACTATTGCTATAGTATCTTTATCTAATCTATCATTAGACACAGCTTCTCTTAAAAAGCCTTCGGTTACGTTGGCAAGAGCGTTTAACATTTTTCTAGCAGAAGATGTGTCAGTCAATACATCACCTTTGCCAATTCCAAATTCTGATATTTGACCTGCAATCCACCTCATGGCTGTATTAACAGTTGACATAACACCTGTTCCTTGTGTCAAGTCTACGCCTTCATCAATCACAGTATTTATTGCCTCTTCACCAACCTCATCACTAACAGGTCTTAGCCTATCTATTTGGTTTTGACTTAAGCCTAATTTGAATAAAGGTATGTCAGGTATTCTTAAACCCTGTTCAAGTCTATCCACTAATACTTCTTTTAAGTAAGGTGGTAATTCTTTTTCTATGGTCTCACCCCCCGGACCAGTAGTTTTGGCAACATAGTTTTGAATAGCTAGTTCAAACTGATTATCTGTTTTACCATCTCTATAAGCTTCATAACGATTAGCATTGGATAATAAATTCAATGTCTTGCCCGTTGCTCCACTACCAAATAGTTCAAGTTGAGCCTTATGTGTTTTCAAGGCTAACTCATCTTTTTTAATCTGTTGATTGACTATATTGTTAGTTCTAGTTATTTGATTTAACTCTTCTTTAAGATCATTTGCTCTGGTTCTGCTAGCGTCAAGTTTAGCTAATGCATCTTTTTTATAAGCTAAAACGGCAGCATCGTTCTCAGCTCTGTTTTCAGCACTAAATCTTTTAATTTGTGTTTCAGCTATTTTTACTTCATTAAGTTCTTTTTCAATTAGCTCTAGTTTTTTGTCATCTCTCTCACCTTGAGCTTTTTTAAGTTCAAAGTCTCTTAAGCCCTCAAGTGTTTTTCTAGACTCAGTTACTTTTTTAAGATCTAACTCAGCTATTGCTTGTTTGTTTTTTGCCTGTCTGTCAGCAACTAGATTGGCTTCTCTTACTTTATCAAACCTTAATCTTAAATTTTGTTGAGTTATATTATTTCTATTTATTATTAGATTAGTTCTATTTTTTTCATCAGATATAACCTTCTTCATTTGATTATTGGCAGCGGCTATCCCTTCCTTGGATTGAATATTCAGCTTTAATCTTTCTAAACTTGCTATGTTGTTTAGGTTTACAACATCTTTTTTTCCGGCATTTTGTAAGTTAATTTTTTCTAATGCATCCTCTTGTTGCACATTTATCTTATTTAAATCTATAGCTTCTTGTATCTTTTTTAAATTTCCTTCTATCTCTTCTTTTTGTTTAGCAAGTTTTGTGTCATAGCCAAAATCTAATTTTTTATTCACAGCATCTAGTTGCGCCTGTAAACCAAACTTATTTTGTTGCATTTTAACTTCATGGTCTCTACCAAGAACACCTTCTTCTTTCTTTGCCGCTAATTTTTTTGCAGTATCGGCTAAGGTGAATGAGCCTGAAATTACTTGCCCTCTTTCTGCACCTACTTGTTTTAATCGAGCTTGTTCTAGACCTAGAGCAGCTTGCAAAGCACCTGACTTTATTGCAGTCTCTTGAGCTTTTTGTTCAGCGGCACTTTTAGCTGTTCTTTGTTGTATCTTAGGAAGCAGTTGTGTCTTCTGCGTAGCCAAAGCTAATCTTTCAGCTGCACTTAAACCCGGTCTTTCTCCTTCCATAGGAGCAGAAAAAGCTAAAGCCGTGTTTGCAATATCGAACAAAATATCAGATTGTAGTCTTCTTTTAGCTACATCAGGATCAGTTGTAGGTATAAACTGTTGAAAGGTAGGTAGTAAAGCTTTCGCTGTTTTACCGACCTGCTGCTGGTAATCAGTCATAGGTGTTATTGCACCGCCTACATTAAAAAACTGAACTGGGTCCTCGTCTCCACGGCGGAGGACCTCCCCGCCTTGGTTAAAATTTACGGGTGGTTCGTTGCCAGCCCCCGTCATGCTCATTATTCCGCCAGCCATATCGCCCTCAACCGGTGTGTCCATCGCTTCCTGAGCCATTGGTGCGATGCCTTGATCTAACATAGATATTTGTACAACTGGTGTAACAAGAGCCAAAACACTATCGGGTGTTTGAGCCGCGTCTTCTGGTCCAACTATGCTTGCTAAATCATCTCGTCTTTCTTCTTCTGATTTGTTTTCACCAGAGAACTGATCCATCATGCTTTTAAAATCACCAGCTTGCTCTAGATCGCCAACCTCTTCTGAGGCCCCTTGTAGTGCAGTCTCTAACACAGCTGGGTCAACAGCTTCTTGTGTAGATCCCATAGGCATGGCTGCCATGTCTGGTTGCGTCATAAGACCCGCTACACCGCCTTCTTGCATGGGCTTAGGCTTTTCAAATATTTCAAACTCTTCTGGATTAAGGTTTGTTCCAAAAAAACCATTATACTCAGATACTGTCGTGCCCGGATTGTCCCTTAAAAAACGGGCGACATTTGCAACATTGTTAGGGTCGTAAACACCAGCATCAGAAACAGCTTCTTGTCTTGAAGGATCTACATTATATACAGACCCGCCTTCTTCATACTTTTTAGCTAATTCTGGGTTCATCTTCATTTGCACTTCTTCAGGCAGTTTAGAAAAACCCTTGAATTGATTAGGCACAGCTGCTCCGCCATTGGCAAACATCTGCCGTTGTAATAAAGCTCTGTTCATCATCCGAATAACCCTGCTTTCTGCGCCCCTGCTGCCGCTGATAATCCTGCAATACCGAGGCCTAAATATTGCTGAAACGGTGATACATTAGGTGAAGTGGACTGTGTTATAGTCTGTTGCGTTGTTGGTGTTTTACTGTATATGTCTGACAAAAAGCCAAGTCTTTGATAAGGCTCATACATTTGTGCTAGATCGCTTTGTCTTTGTGCATCTAATGTAGCCTGATCCTGTGCTTGCAACAACTGTCCTATTCTAAATGCACCTTCTACATCTCTTTGACCAAGACCCTGTACAGTCTCTCCAAGAGCTGCTTGTCTTAAACCAAGTTGACCTTTCTGTCCTGCAAGGGCCGCGATGCCTTGTCCTAATTGTGTCTGTCTAGCTAAATCTCTCTCTGCGGCTTGTTGTGCCTGCATGAAGTTCTGTGCCTGCGCCTGTGCTAACGCAGCTGCTCTGTTCCGGTCTATTTCTGATGCTGCTATCTCGCCTCTTGAGCCACCAAAAGCTCCTGCCCCTACAGCTCCAGCTGCACTTGATCTTAACTGCCTGTCATACGCTCTGTTAATCTCATCAGCCACTGCCTGTTGATAAGGGTTCATGTAGCTTTGGATCATGTCACTTGTTATAGGTCCAGCACCAGCTCTAAGCGCTGATTCAACACCGCCTAGTGTTTGCCCTGCCCCGCCTAGTGTTTGTCCAGCTGCTTCAACATATGGCATAAATGCGCCAACACCGGCTTCTGCCTGACGTCTAGCTGCTTCTTGAAGACCCGTGAGGCCCGCTACCTGTTGCGTTGGTAAGGTAATGCCCTGATCTGCTAGTTTCTTTGCAGACTCTAGTAGTCCTATTCGATACGCTTCTATTTCAGGCGTTTCTCTAACGGTTTGGATAACTTCTTCTTGTGCCATTATGCCATCGCCTTTCCACGCTTTTCTAATTTACTCATCACACTATACATGTTTTTGATGCCTTTGTCTAAGTTTCCGCCACCTAAACCACGCACAGCGTCTGTTGTCATAACAAATTCACCCGGCATCAACATAGCTCGTACACTATCTTTACCCGGTGTGCCCTCTCTTGGACTTATACCACCATTACGTCTTGGAAATATCTCACCACCTTCAGCTACTGTTTGAAAAGGTTGTGTAGGTAAAGCGTATGGGTTGTATTGAAATCCATAACTAGTCTGTGTGTTTACAGGAGGTAAAGCTCCTCTGACATTAATATCAGCTACGTTAAACCTGTCAGGATCTTTTCTATATAAATCAAACCCTGTTTCAAGTGGCGGTAAAGGTGTATCTTCTGGTGTATCAAAAGCTCCGGCTGCTGACAATCCTGCTATGCCTAGAGCAGCTGATGGACCAAATCTTCTAATAAAGCCCGGACTTTGTGCAGCTGCTTTGTCTACAGCATCTAAATATACAGCGCTGTTCTTATCTATACCTTTAAGTTGTTCAAAGGTTAAATTTGGGTTTTCTTTTTTAAGAACCTCTAAAGGTGTTACTTTTTCGCCTCCAAAAAGAACATCACTTGTTTTTGTACCAAATTCTTTTGCTCTTTCATAAAATGTTTGTGGAGCTAATTTATCTCTTTGCCCTAAACTACTTCCTTGTGAAATATCCAAAGTAGTCTTTTCTGATAAGGCTGGTAATTTATCAACTTTAACATCAGTATCTATTAGTTTTGTATCTTGCTTAGTTACATCTTGTAAACTCGGCAGGCTTGTGCTTGTGAGCGGCTTAAAGCTGCCTTGTGTCAAAGCTTGTCCTATATTTCTTGTACCGGTGCCTACATCAGTTGCTATGTTTTGTCCAAAACCACCTTTACCTGAAAAACCAGCTGTTACTGCACCAGTAGCGCCACCGACAAAAGCTGACTTTAATGCATCTTTTACATCACCGCCTTGCAGTAGTGTTGTAATGCCAGCACCCAGTGCACCTGAGTATACTGCTCCAAGGCCCGGTAAAAAGTAGTTAAGAGCCAAAGGCACTATGACAGGAGCTACTCTCTTGAGCGCCTTACCTACACCTTTTAATGCTTTGCCAACACCTTTTGCAACAGAGCTAACAGCCTTTTTAGCTCCTTTAAATAACTTTTTTAGAAAAAACTCTGGTAATCCTGTGTCTGGGTTCAAACTATTCTTGCTTGTACCAACCACATATCTTTCTGGATCTTCTACGCCAAGCTCACGCAAATGACCAAATATGCTTTCTTTTAATTTTGGATTGTTGTCTATCAAGGCTCGTGGGACGATAAGCTCGCCTGTCTCCACATGAGCTACGGTATCATCGCCATAACGACCAAAGTTAGCCATCTCTTTACCGATGGCTTTAAATTGAGCTATGCCGTTCTGGCCATAAAGATCTTGCAGCTCCTTTTCTTCAAGAAGCTTGATCTCTTCATCACTGTAAATGAAGTCAGCTATACCACCTGATGGTATGTCTTCTTGTTTAAGTGCTTGGTCCATGTTCCAAAGTCTACCCTATTTTATTTATTTGTTCAATACTATATCCTTGATAAAGCACTTGTTGTAACCCTAGTTTTAGACAGCTCCTGTATACTGGCCACAACATGCAATCTATTAGCTGTTGCAGCTTGTACTTTTAATATCTCTCCACTTTGTAATATCAAATCTTTTGAAAGTAATTCTACGGTTGTATTAGCTCCTACGGCTTTAACTTTGAATAAACTAAATGTATCACTTCCATTTACAAGTTGCACTGTAATTGTATCAGCGTTGCCACTATCTTCAGACACTAATATAGAGTTTACAACGGCTGCGTTAAAGTCGGCATCACTGGGAACTGTAAATAGCGTGGTTAAATCAGTGGTAGTTAGATCTAACTTTGCGTTTGTAACACCTTGAATATACTGAGGAATACTAGTGATTAACATTAGCGTCTACCATCCTCTCTAATATCCACACGGGGAGTGCCTAACTTATACTTTGTTCCCAGCGATGTGGAATCAATTCTTAATGCAAAAGATCTGCCTCGTAAACGATAATTTAATTTTTCTGTAAACTGTTCAACAGGGCTCGTAGCTGACCTTTGAGCCGTGCCCTGTGTAGTTTCATTAAAGTTCGCACCCGGATTGTTTCTTGACTTCATAGTAAACGCTACATCGGGGTTGACACTGGTAGATCCGTTAAATGTAATGTCAGGTATTACTTGTTTTAAAAACACAAACTTGTCACCATCTCCTATATCGATAGAGGAGGACTCAATAAAGGACGTCATAGCAGAGCCATCATCATCAAATCCAACTTCGTGATTATATAGATATTGATTGCCTGTTGCTTGAGGCAAGTTTCTTATACCTCTGTCAATCCACGCGTCTCTTGCTAATGTCCCGTAATACCAAACTTTTTCTAAATAATTGTATGCAACGTATTTATCTATTTGTGTGCCCGCCGATGATGGATAAAACCATAAGAGCTCACTAAACTCTGAATTAACCCCTACATGTACTTTATCACGCTCTGCAAAATTAAAGTCTAAAAACACTTTATCTTTTACAGTGCAGGGCAGTTGTATTGTCTGGCCCCCAGAGTAGACATAGAAAGTATCTACACCCATCCAGTACACAGCATCCTCAACAGCAACAGCAGAAAAAGGACTCATAATAGTTATGTTCTTCGATAGTTCTTGCAAACCAAACGTAAATGGTGGACCTATAAACTTCATAGCGTGTAGTGTTTTATTAGTGAAGACGAGTATCTGTTGTTTTGTTTCAACAGCTTGTACGAAGGTAGATCCACCACCTAACCTTAAATCACCTGCTGTATTTGTAGCAGTCGGAAAGAAATCTACTGGGTTTTCTTGTGATGAAAAACGTATCAACAATGGATCTTGTATTCCATTTCCTATTGTAGCAGAAGACGTCGCACCTAATCCATCACAACCAAACACGATAACATGCCGGTCTTGGTCTGATACAAGAACTTGTTTAGCTACCGTTGGAACACTTGTTTCTCCAGAATATGTGCTTGTTGCGCTGAGTTCTACTGCTCTGTTGCCTAAACCATTTGTTTTATCCCAGTAAAACAAACCACCGTCTCTTGGGTTTATAATTATATCTTCACCAAAATTATCATGGGACCACAATCTAATCTGTGCTCCGGGGGTCGTGACACTTGCTGCATTACCCCACCCAACAAAGTCATTGGCAGAATCTGCGTTGCCAGTTGCTAATCTAACAAGAGTGTTGTCTGCGTGTGTGGCTGCATCTGTGCCACTTGCACCTCTGGTTGATGGACCTCCACCAGTTCCTAAAGTATTAGAACTTATTGTACCGACTGTAATTAGCTCTTCTTCTATTAATATCAAATCACCGGCCGTGATCCCTGTTGCACTGTCCACATCTATTGCAGTTTCACTTGCGTCTAATGCTTCTGCTAATTGTGTTGCCAAAGCACCAGATGTTGTACCACTCCATTGACCAGCACCCCAACCAGTTCCACCGACTGTTACATCTAAACCAACATTTAGTTGATACGCACCTACAACACTAGATCCACCGTTACCAGTATCAGATGAATTAGCTGCAACACTAGATGTGATTGTGTAAGCATTAGAACTTATAATAGATGCAATTTGAAACTCTGCATTAAGTATTGTGGCAGTTATTGTACCACCTAAAGTTGCTGCACCAGAGAATGTTACAAAGTCCTTTTCATTAGCACCGTGTGCTGGATCGGTAACAGTTATTGTTGTAGAGCCGTTTGTGGCTGCAAAAGTTATATCACCTGCACCTGTAGTATTTCTAATTGGTGTAATATCATTAAATGTCTGACCTTCTTCTATGTAGTATTTAAGGTGTGTGCCGATACCCATAAAGTCCGACCCATCAAGAGCCACCCAGTTGTGTAGTCTTCTAGCACTGCCTAAATACTGATTAGTACTATATTTCTCCCAACCACCAAACTTTTCTGGAAAGCCAAAACGAAATCTTACTTTGTCTCCATCAACAAAGCCACCTTCGTTACTGTAAGATGTGATGTCAGATATTATACCGGGCCTAAATTTTAACGCTGTCATAGGCATTACGCTGTACCTCCAGTCAAAGATCCACTACCACTTGATGTTACATTACTAACACCTTGTATTGATTTACCAGATGCTCCACCAGCACTACCACTTGATCCATTTGTTGGTGCAGTAGCTGGAAAACTTACTGATGATCCACTACCATTACTGCCTGTTGATCCAGTTGATCCCGATGCACCAAATGCTCCACCAGCACCTCCTGCTCCACCAGCACCCGAATTGTTAGACCCAGAACCACCACTAGATCCAGATGCAGCAGATTGATTATAACCTTGTCCTACACCACCTGCTCCTCCAGAACCACCAGCTTGTGTGGCTAAACAAGTACCAGAAACAGAACCACTTAAAGTGTTATAATAAAAGTTTGGAGCGGTGGTTCCTTGGTGTGCAGTTGTACCAAAAACAGTAAAATATGTGGTTGTTGATGCAGTGATACCTGCTGTGCCACTATTAGATACAATAGTGCCAGAACTTGATGTGCTTGTGCTTACAGAAATTTGTGGTGTTCCGTATCCACTTCCATATAAAGAACTAATCGAAGCTGAAACAGTGTATACGCCAGTTGTGTTTGTTTGTGCAGAAAAATATATTGGACCTCTGTTTGCACACGCTCCACTCAAACCTGTTCCTGCTCCACCTAAAGAATTTATATCAAACTGTGCTGGATTAATACCACGATTAAATTGTGCTCCTATACCACCCCATTGTCTATCTGCAACAACACCTTGACCGTCTAAATTATTTCCAGAAGAACCATAAGTAGTGAACCAACTAGGAGAATTGTTTTGAGGTGTAGATGTTCCACCACCACCTTGATCTACTAAACTTGAAAATGTAGCATTGGCAGTGTAAACACCTTTACCACCAGTTCCTCCAGCACCACCACCGCCTCCACCAGCTTTAATTGTACCATTATTTACTAGCGTGACTGCAACACTTCCAGCAACTTCAAGAGCGTTACCACCTGCTGCTCCTGCCGCACCACCAGCACCCTCGATACTACCCTCGTTTGTAACAGTTATAGAACCAACGCCATTGCTTTCTATTGTTAAAGCAGCATTAGATGTACTAGTTGACCCAACAGTATCTCCTGAACCTACTACAAGTTGTTTTGGATAATCTACTTCAAAATCATCACCAAAAATAGTGTCTGCACTTTGGTTTGTATCGCCATCACTAAATGTCTTTTTAAAAGCTCTTTCTTTACTATAAAAATCATTAAATGAAATTGTTCCAGAAGTAGGTACACCAGCCGACATGTTTGTAGATGAGTTATTACCAGCATTAGCACGAACCAATGAACCACCAAGATAGAACTCACTTAATCCTCGACTTGGTAAGTTTGTTCCGGGATTATATTGTTCTTCAATATCTTGAAGTGATATGGCTCCAGATGCTTGTAATGCTGCCATTATAAACTTGTTCCAAACGCTGTTATATTATTTGCTGATGTTACTGCACCATTAGACCCTAACTTAAATACTGTTGTGCCATTATATTTAAATAGTAATTCATTATCACCAGTATCTAATGATATTGCCCATTTACTAGAACCAAATAAGATTGCGTTGCCATTCGTGTCCAAGTCCCCTCCAAGTTGTGGACTTGTGTCTCCTACTAAATCTGTTGGAACTGCTGCTACATTTGCATTTGCACCAGTGCCGTCAGCAAAGATTATACCAGAAGTGTTTGTGGCTAAAGCTACCGTGGTTCCTGATCCACCGCCTTGTTTTACTGTGGCAGTTTGATTAGTTGAGTTTTTTATAAAAAACCACTTTTGTTGATCGTTAGGATCTATGGTTAAATCAAATGCACCAGAGGGAGAACCAGATAAAACTAAAACTTTATAGTGTCCTTCTGATAAAGTGCCATCGCTTGTCGTTAATGTTTTGTTGCCAGTGATTGTTAAGGTTATAACACCATTCAGTGTTCTATCTACTATATCAAGATTGTTATTGGTGGTATTACCCCAAGTACCTGCTTGTTCACCAGCACCTATTTTTTCTATGCCAGTATTTGATGTGTATGTACTTGCCATTTTTTACCTCACTGTATTATTTCTGTCCAAGTTTCTGTACCACTCGGTGTTATTTCTGTCCAAGTTTCTGTACCACTTGGCGTAATTTCTGTGTACGTCTCTGTTGTTGCATCTGTTGTTACTGCTACATACAGTATATCTCCAGATGTTGTTTTTGTAAAATTCAAATCTTTTGTTACAACACCTGATGCTATCTTAATACCATCCGCAGTTTGTGTAAACGCTGTGCTTAAAGTCGCATCGGTAAAGTTAACAACTTTTATATTCTCTGCTGTAATAAGAAAAACAGAACTAAGATCTATAACACCACTTACTTTTGTACTAACTTCAGTGTCTTGACTGAAGGCGGCACTCATAGACGCAACGCCAACAAGCTCTCCTACACCTACAGAACTTGCAGATGAGATACCACTCATCTCTGCTACGGCTACTTGTAATACGCCACCTACATCAGCAAGAGCAGTTTCTGCTATGGCAGCGTGACCCAACATTAGTCGGCATCCTCTATTGTTAGCGTACCCTCTTTAACTTGTTTTAGTATTTCTGCATAGTGTCTGTTGTTAGGGTCTTTTGGTACAGACATAGGAACACCATCTATTGTTGCCTTAATACTTGCAGTACCAATACCATTAAAACCTACAGTATACTTTGCTGATGTAATTTTCATATTGTTATCCATAGTATTTCCTATAATTCTGCATCAAAATCCATTCGTGTAAGGTTATCAATATAAGCATTATGAGCATGATTATTATCTGGATTGTAATCCAAATTTATAGTAAACACTGCTACTCCATCATGCCCTGATGTAAAAGCCACATTTCCTGCTGTGAAATTATCGTGATTACCATCTCCTGACACAAGACCTACACCACTAGAGTTGGCTAAAGCAGTGCCATTTTTATCTTTAAATGCTAATGATGGCTCTGCTCTCATTATTCCTCTTAATGGAAAACTCATAAATGCAATGTTATTTGACCATCTATGTGCTGCATAAGTTGTATAAATATTACTATCTGCTGTACCTAAATGTTTTTGAAAGTACCTTTCGCACAATTTTAGCTCTTCCCCAAATGACCTATGCTCAAATGGTGTGGCTTGTGAGCCTACTTCTAGTTGGACTCCAGTAAGAAAGAATGTTCTGTCTGTGCTATCAAAGAAAGACGATATACCCACTGCTCTATTTGCATTAGTGTTAGAATTAAAAGTTTGATTTAATGTTCCACTTGTAAGATTTGAACCTGCGTGAATCCAAAAATTAAGTTGTAGACTTTGTGCATTATCGTCATCAAACGCACCAGTTGTATCTGCTGTAAAAGTCTTTACTACTCGTGTCCAATCTGTTGTTACACTGAATAATTGTGATGCTTGTCTTGTATTATCATTGTCAAACAACTCTACAGCATATGTGGCACTTGCATTGCCTTTGACATAAAAAGAAACAGTAATATTTTCGGCATCACTAGTGCCTTTTTTAATTTGTTGTACATCTTGTCCTTCAAATCTTTGGTATATCGCAAAATATTCTCCTGCTGCTATAGATGTATCTGCTGTAGTGCAATCAAGTTTAAGGCTATTAGCGAATCCACTTGGTCCTGAACTATCTTGTGTCATGGTTAATCTACCTGCTGTTCCTCCTTGATAAACACCCCATCTGTCACAAGTAAAAAATCCATCAGCAGCACCAACTCCAGTTTCACTTGTGCCTCTCTCTGCAACATTCATTGCTCCATTATACACAATATTTCTGCGACCCCCAATCTGGTTATTGGTTAGGACTTCACCCATCTTTGCTAATTCTGCTGCTTTGGTCATTATTAATCCTTCGGCTTATCTGGAAACTTAAAATCTTTATCGTTTAATGATTTAAAGGTTTTAGTTATATCCCTTAACTCTTGTCTGTATGTTAACCAAACATCTTTTAAACTTTGTGGCACATCAGTACCTGCAACCCAATCTGTTTCTTTAAGTAGTTCATTACGTTTTGCTCTAAGCTCATTTAACAAACCTGTTGCATGACATTCTTCAGCCTCTTTTTGTGTCATACCTAAAACAGTTTTTAAAGGATCTCCAATTTTCATTTCTCCAGTTTTATCGTCTATGCCAAGAATAACAGGATTTTCTGGACTGTAGGTATATTCTATATCTTTGTAAGTGTACT